AAGAAACTTCATCGGCTCACACTCGCACACGGTAGCTGAAGCCCTCGTGATTTGGTCACAACTGGAAGACTGCCCGCCATGCTTGAGGGGTAGGCTTGATTCTTTACGCAGCGAATTGAAGCACCTGCCGGAATTTTCTGAGTCGAACAGCTTCTCTCCAAACCACCAAAAAAAACTATGAGATACAAAGTGATCGAAAAACGGATGCTCGTTGTTGAATACGAGATCGAAGCAGAAACCGACAACTACGGGTATGACCTTGTGAGTTGTGAAGAAATTGAATATTAGAGAGAAAGGAACTCCAATATAATTAGATTGTAAATGAAACAAATGGTTAAATCGCGGTATGGAGCTAATAGACTGTTCTATTGGCAAGATTCAAAATGGTATGTCGATCTTAAAGAAACTCACTTTGTAAGATTTACTGGTGGGGTGGATGAATGTGAGGCAATCGATCCGGATGGTGGTCCCTATATCGCTATAGGTGATAAGCTTAGTAGTATATCTACCTTCCTTCCTGACATTACAATCACTAAGCTTAAGAGAATTAAAGCTGGAGTCTACCAATTGACATAAGGACCCTTTTTTTTTGTTCAAGTGAACACCATAAAGCTGTAATACAACTTAAAAAAATGCGGTTTATAGCAAAAAAGTATTTACATTAGCCAATTTTTAAGTTAGAATATATCCATAATGAACCAAGAAACTATGAAGAAAAAGTTTTCAGAAATCTCAGTAGGAGTTGAATTTGTCACCAAAGATGGTGTGTTCAAAAAGGAGGGTAAAACTACAGCGCTGTGCCTTGTTTCGACGAACTTCCCGCAACATGAGGGCAAAGTTGTAGGTGGATTCGCTAAAAACAACAACATCCTTGTTAAGCCGATAGAAGGCTAAAAGGAACTCCGATATAATTAGGTATGAGCAAGATTACGCGCGACGACTACTGTAGGATGTGGGACGCCCTCCTCGCCGGCAAAATCACAGAGCAAGAATGGCGCACCTTTTGTGACGCACTTTTCGTTCAGACTCTTGAAGAGAATAAAGATGTGCTGGTTCGTCTTAAGAACCGCTAATAGGAACTCCGATATAATTAGGTATGAGAGAGAAGGAAATAGATGATGTGCTACAGCAACTGAAAGATAAAGAAGAAGAGTGTCAAGAGCTGATTGAGCTTATCCATCACAAGGATGAACTCATCAAAGATCTCAAGAGACTTTTAAAATCAGCAGCTAAGCAAGTGCCTGGCATTGAGTATTAGGAACTTCAATATAATAGATTATGGTAAAAAAAGATAGAGACATTTACCGTGTACAAAAAGGCGAGAACTACTCTCTTTATACAAAGAACGGTAAAAAACATAACCTAAATGGTCCTGCTTTAGTAATAGGTGAAGACGAGCACTTCTATGTAGAAGGGAAAAAGTATACACAAACACAATGGACTGATTATGTATCTGCGTATACTGCTTATGAAAAGAGCCCTTCCGTAGAGAAAGATTGCTTCATGAATGCAATTGATTCCCCTGATGGAATCTATGTGGAAATGAATAAATATTAAAAATGGATAAGAATGAATTCTTTATATTGTTAATAGTTATTCTAATATTTATTTATTTAAGTTATATTGGAATGTTTGATTTACTTTAATGATGTATCAAGTTGTTTATAACTGTAAAGTCATCAAGGAGTTTGATGATAGACAGGAAGCTATTATGTACGTTGATAGCTTCTTCAAGTGTGGTGACTATGATGGAAGTAGTGCAAATGTCGACATCTACTTAGATGATAGAAAGTTATATTCTGCTTATTTAAATATAGCTTACAGATAAACGAAGAATAAATACCATTATGAAAAAGAAAAGTGTAGAAGATATCATACTTGACATCGAAAATAATATTATGCAATTGAAAGAAGCCACTGGCTTTGGTTTAGATAAAAAACAAAAATATCCATCAAATATTGATTGGCCAATATTTAAATATCTTGGAGGAGAGGTCCAAGGGAATTTAACTAAAACTCGCTCTATTGCAATGGATGATTCTGGTTTTATCCATTCACTGGGTTATAAGTCAGATATGCATATCGTAACTGATACTTGTACAGACCTTGTTAATAGAAAAGAAGTTGGATTTAAAGGTTTTATTGGTAATGTTGTAGCATCTAATGGAAAAACATATTACTTACCAGCGTATTCGACTTCTATTGGTATTCTCGATAGAAAATCTGGAGAAATATCATTAGAGAATAAATGGAATCACACACCTCAGGTACGCTCAGGAGCAGAAGGTGCGAATGGTATTATCTATATGCCGTCATATACTAAAACTTTAAGAATTTATACGTACAATACTAAGACTGGTGAGGCAAGTTCATTTAAACCACCTCAACCAGGATTCTTTGGTCATATCTGGGGAGCAGCAGCAGATAAAGAAGGCAATATTTATATGCCTCCAGCTCTAAGTAATAAGATTTTAAAAATTAGTAAAAACGGTGTTGCTCATTTATTAGAAGGTGATCCTGTTACGTCTGGAGTACGTGGATTTGATGTAAAGTATGTTGGAGCTACTTATGTAGAAAGCGTGAATAAAGTATTCTGTTTACCTAGATGTGGTAAAAAGATTTTGATTATTAATTGCGCTGATGACAGTTACGAAGAAATTGATTTGCCTGCAGATTATCTTGCAGTAGCAAATAAAAATAAAAACTTCCATGGATATCTTGCACCTAATGGATGGCTTTATAGTACATTTTGGGCAGACACAAAATTATTTAAAATAAATCCTGAAACGTATGAGATTGATTGGAAAGATTATGAATATGAATTCATGGATAGTCAACCTACACCAGAAAAAGGATCTGGTATTATGAATATTGGTACAGGTTATTCTACTTGTGCTTTGGTGAAAGATAAAGATGTTTATCTTGGATTAGCTGGAACTACAAAATCAATTAAATTAGAATTTTAATGAAAGGCTTCGAGCAGATTCATATAATAGCAAAAGATAGAGGTTTTAAATACGAACCCATAGCAAATACACCAAAATTCTATAACGAAAATGATGCTCTCAAGTATTGGGAGAATAATAAATTCGAAATATTAGATTCTAATTTCTATAATGATCCCATTGTCATTATAAGAAAGGAAATTAGCAACACAAAAACACAAGATTTATATGGCTGAAAATATGCATTTTGATGAACTCCACAGAGTTATCTACAAAATAGTCAGAAAGAGTGGATATACTGAAGAATGGTGGTTCAAATACGATAGTCAAGGAAATAGGACCGTTATCAAGAATATTAAGGAAAAAAAGCCCTTTTGAGGGCTAAAATCTGTATTACAACTTAAAAAAAGTGCTATTTTTTGTAAAAAAAGTATTCACATTAGCCAATTTTTGAGTTAGAATATGCTCATGACGAAAACAATATTGTTCATTGCAACTTTATCATCGATTGTCGGGGTTTGTCTTTATGAAAAAGAATCCCCTGAAATTGAAACTGTCAGAGAAGTAGTGGACAATAAAGTCGAAACAAAATCCGATTTTAACAAGCCTATTCTTGTTAGACCTAATGTTGTATTTGTGCAACAAATCAGTTACGTCGATAAGTCAGTTTCTCTAAAAATCGAAAACCTTAATTGGGAGCAGGAAATGCTTAAAGGTGTTAAGTTTTTTGAAGGGTTCAGATCAAAACCTTATTTCTGTTGCGCCGGCGTGAAGACAATCGGGTATGGTTGTACCGATAAAAACATTGTTTCTCGTGGTGTAATTAGTGAGAATAAAGCTTCTGACATTCTCCATAAAAACCTAAAAATTATTCAGGGTAAAGTTTTAGAAGAAGTTAACGTTCCTCTTAGTGATTCTCAATTGTGTGCCCTTACGAGTTTTGCATATAATGTAGGTATATCAAATCTTAAAAAACTTATCAATGGTCCTAATCGCCTCAATGAAGGTAATTACGAAAGTGTAGAAAATATTATGCCAAAATACCGTATAGCCGGTGGAAAGGTAAGAAAAGGTCTTGAAAAAAGACGAGCATGGGAAGTTTCTCTTTGGAAAGGAGAACCAGAAATTTTATAAATACAAATACGATGAAATTTAAAGGTAAAGAAAACATTGTCAAAGAAGTTCAAGGTAAACTCGGATTATCGGCTGATGGAATTGATGGACCTAATACATGGAAAATGATTTGGGAACAATTAGTTCATGACGGAAAAGGTGCACCAGAAAAACCAGAACCTCCAGTTCAAGAACTTAAAGATGATTATCCAGAAGTTTATAAGGCTTCTCCAAACCAATCAGGTACTATTAAGCCTAAATATGTTATCCTTCACCATAGTAGTGGTAGCCATGATGGTACTCGTTCATGGATTTTAAACTCTGCGTCACAGGTGAGTTACCACTATCTTATTGCAGCTGATGGTTCCCGTACACAATTTGTCCATGACACTAAACGAGCATGGCATGCTGGTAAATCAAAGTGGAATGGTATTACTGGATTAAACGGACACAGCGTTGGTATTTCATTCTATGGAAATACAAATTCTAGAACTCCAAGTTCAGCAGAAATTGATTCTGCAGCTAAAAAGTGCAAATACCTTATGGATAAATTCGGATTTGGTATTGAGAACATCTTAACACATAAGATGATTGCTCCTGGCCGGAAAGATGATCCTTCAGATGCAACTTACCAATTGGTTATTAATAGAATCAAAGAGCTCTAAGTTTGAGCATCCCAAAAGGTCTTATTGATCTCATTGGGAACAGAATCCTGGGTCGGGCGAAGAGTCTTATGGCGGCAGTTCATATAGATTTCATCGCCCGACTCATTTGTTCTAATGCCTGCAGTTCCTGTTTCCCAAAGCGCGGTGAGGGCCCCACCTGGATCTGGTGGTGCATTATCGTATTCCCATGTGGTATTATTAGTTATTGTTACCCATGCCATACTACTATTTATAATATTAGGTAGTTGGAGATAAAAAAAAGCCGAGGTTTTCCTCGGCTTTTGAACATTACTCAGAAAAATAAATCTTCCTTTCTAATTCCCTGTAACGTTTATCTGAATGCCAAATTTCTTCTAATTGAGGAGAATATTGACCTTCTTTAGTTTGAATCGTCGTTCCTGGGGTCAATGTTATTGTAGAAGGCTGATATATGTTTAAGGTGTCGTTTTTCAGCGAGGAGCTGGTCCCGCAAGAGATCAGCACGCTCGGTAGCAGCAGAAGTACGCTTACTGCGAAGTTCTTCAATTTCATTAATAAGTTTAAGTTGTTTTTCTCTAGACTTCTCTGTAATATCGTAATAAAATGTCTTATTTCTTAATTGTAAATAAGCATTTACTGTCGACAATACTGTTTTAATCAAGCCCATTTTATTAAAAAATTATCGTTTGCCGCCTTTTTCCTTCGCTTTACCAATGTTAAGCGCTAGCAAATCAATAACACCATATACTTTGGCGAGTACTGATCCTTTAGCTGGAGTAGGTGTAATAGCAGCAATGGATGATGCAAGAGCAACAGCCGCAGCTAATACTCCAAACCATGGCTGATCTTGAATGAATGTAATTAGGAATTCCATATTTCTTTTATTTGAGTTAATGAGACAACTAATTTAATTGTCTACGAATTTATTTATACTTAAATGGGTTTTAAATACATCATTTTTATAAATACTATCACAAGCCAATGGCTACCTTTATACCACATCCGCAAGGTGATGATGATAATCGCCTTGAATTAACACTTGAGCAGGCTCGCGATTTCGCAGAAAGATTCTGTCAACCTAAAGATAACACTTTAGTAGAAGATTTCGACGAAACAGCACGCGAAGCTGCTTGGCGTTTATTGCAGGCACTTGAATTACACCAACATAATGAAGGTCATATTTGTGAAAAATGCCAAGCTGCAGAGGAAGAGAAAGAATCAATAGAAGAAAAGGTAGAAGAAAATGTTGAAACCATTTCAGATAATACTACTATTGATAAATTGACTGAAATTGCTGAAAACAATAAAGAAATTCTTAAGAAAGCTGCAGCCGTAGGAGCTGTAGCTGCAACAACTCAAGCAGCTGAGGCTGCTACAGTGGAAGTTGCTAAAACAGGCATCAAAGCATCTATCAGTATGTTTATTCAAGAAACCACAGCAAAAACAGCGGCTATCGGCACAGCTGGGTTGATGTCAATAGGCAGCGGTGCATATTTTCAAGCAAAAACTGTTAAAAATGAAGGAATTGAAGTTGCTGTTGTGACAGAACAAGAATATGGTGTATTTTCGTCAATGAACGAATTTAGTGAATCTATTTTTGGTGTGTCACCCTTTGGAAGTATAGAGGAATATGCTGAAAAAGGATATGGAGACATTGAGGGAACTGGACTGGAGGGTGGAGGAGAAAATGGAGATGGTGGTAGCGGGAATGGAGGGGAAGATTTAATAGACGAAGAACAATCGAAAAGATTTAAAGAAGCGGCCGAGAAGAAGAAAGAGTTAGAAGAAAAGGGAATTCTTCCGAAAATCGAAGAAGAATTAGAAAAAGACAAATCCGTAACGCCTGTAGGCAATGAGTAATGGAAGAAATATTTGATAAAATTTTAGGCCCTTATATGAATTCAATGCCAGAATTGACTATTTCTATTATTGGTTTACTTGGAACACTTTCTTATATTATACCAGAAAACAGTAAATTAGGCAGAATTCTTGCCAAATTGACTGGAAATTTAAGAAAAATTAAGGACTACCTACTCAAAAAAAGAAATAAATGAAAAAACTAATATCACTGATAATATCACTATTATTCGCAACTTCTTTATCGAAGGCTGCTATTGTCACCTTTACTGGAGGAACTGCAAATCTTGCAAATGGCGAAATCGTCATCACTGATGCACAATCTTATAACGATGGCGTGATGAGCTATCAAGAAGGAGATGTCATCCTAGACTATTTGTCCCCTAATGAAGATTGGAGCTTTCAAACCGTAGGAAATTACTACGGTGCTGGAGATGACGTAATTCATGGCCATTGGAGCGCAATCTCATCTATTGAGATTTACCGTGAGGGAAACACTCCTTTTGATCTTCAGTTCTTCCATTTAACATCTAACACTGAAATTGGTGGAGGAGCAGCAACTGGAGACGAAATCATTGCTATTCAAGGGTGGTTAGATGGAGCAGCAGTTACTGAAGAGTTTCAATTGCCAAGTGAAGATTGGGGTGGGGAATACCAAGATATTTTTCTCCCCTCTTCGTTCGATAACGTTGACAAAGTCGTTATTCGCGATTTGTCTCAATGGACAACAGGAGAGTACATACAAGGCGAATGGTCAGCATTCTGTTTTGGAATGGATAACTTTGTATTTGACGAGGTTGTTCCCCAAGAACTGATTATAGGGAATTCAAATGAGCTTGAAGTAGTTCCAGTACCTGAAATTGGAACTTCGTTACTTTCTTGCTTAAGTGTATTAATGCTTTTTAGAAAAAGGAGGTAAAATTAGAAAACTTTACTTATTTTAAGTAGAGCAATAACAAAAAGGATATATCCGAACCCTAAAAATAGGGATAGGAATATCCTTTTTTTTCTTTTCAATCTTTGGTATTCACGATTAGCGGGGAAAGAAGACCTGAGAGGTCTCTCAAATAATGCTCTTTTGAATTTTAGATTCTTTTTCATGACTTTTTTTATTTACAATCAGTCAATACCTGGTATAATAATATCATGAAAGCAAAAAAGTCTAAGAAGTTTCTTAAATCCGGCCGTGTTGCTGCACCAGATTATAAATTTACTGGTGATGAACCGACTTGGCATAATATGTCTGAAGAAAAATATGAACGCATTCTTAGCAAATGTCTAACATTCTATAATTACTATCTTGATAGGGATGATTATATTTATATCATTCAAGAGTTTATGAAGAAGAATTCATACGGGATTAAAGATATCAAGGCAATTGAGTATGTTCCAAAAACAAGCTATGTTTTTAACATTACAGGCAAACTATGCCGTTGCTATAATATGGGTATGCCAAAATTTGGAAAATACTTTGACACAGTTATACAAAATATTAAAGAGTTAATTTCTGACGCTAAATCAGAAATGCTTAATAAGAAATTTAAATCTGTCGAAAAGGTGGATGCTCCTAAAAAACCAAATGTTCATGCAATTATGACCGAGAAAGTTCGGACTTCTGTATTATGTGAACTTGAAGGCATGTTAGATGAATGGACAGACCCTAAAGCAAAGATTAAAAAATTTAATATTGCCTCAATACTTCGAGGAGAGAATATACCTATTGCATTCTTAGGCCCAATTGTTGAATGGCTTGAAAGACATAAGAATGATTATACTGACGCTTACGAGAAGAGGTGTCCTGATATGGTTGAAGGTTTTTCATATCTTTCAAAACCACAACTTCGAAACCGCATTAAAGCTCTTGATGATATGCTTAATGAGATTATCCTTTACAAAGCTTCAAAGAAATCTTCTCGTAAACCACGAATTAAAAAGGCTAAATCTGCTGATAAGCAAGTAGAACGTTTGAATTATCTCAATGAATCTAAAGAATATTCAATTCAATCGTGCGATCCAACAAGAATAATTTCTGCACAATTGTTATTTACATTTAACACAAAATATCGTATAATGACCATGTACAAAGCAGAGAATCGAGACGGTTTTACAGTATCTGGTAGCACACTCAAAGGGTTTGATCCTAAAACATCCATATCATTCACGCTGCGTAAGCCTAAAGATTTTCTACCAATTGTTGCATCAAAAACACAAAAACAAATTGAAAAGGAGCTATCTAAGATAAAGACAAAACCAAAATCACCAAATGGACGAATCAACAAAAACACTATACTAATTAGAACTCTATGAGCGAAGAAAAAGATAAAAAGGTTATTATTAAACCAGCAATCACAAAAGAACAACTAAGATTAGAAGTAGAAAAACTCGTCCATGGGGATGGTTTGTCATACACCGAGTCGATTATTGAAGTTTGTAATAGAAAAGAAATTGATCCTGAAGATATGGCTAAGCTTGTCAAAGGACCTCTTAAAAGCAAACTCGAGGTTGAAGCAATGGATAGAAATATAATCAAAAGAACAACATCAACATTATTTTAAATCATGAAAAAAATAGGACAATACGAACCAAAGAAAAAAATACGCCGTAAAGGCGTGCACGCTAAATCAAAAACATCTAAAATCAAAGGATCAACCAATTACAAAAAACCATATAATGGTCAGGGACGATGAGTGCAATTGAAGTGATTAAAAGCGCTGAAGAACATTGGTATCAAATAAGATGGAATGCTGTTGTTGAATACAAAGATGAGAAGTATGTCATTTGCGTAGAGGAAACACCTAAATGGGGAGAGCGGGATTTATATTATTATGATGATACGAAAAAATTGGATGTAGGTGATAGAGTCAATGATACTGAAATTTATGAAGCAATTATCGAAAGACTCAGTGATTCAGGATGTTTGACACAAAGTGAATTATATAAAGGGGAATGCTTCTTTGAAGATGAAGACGATGAAGCACCATCCTTTAATGTTCCTGAATTCAGTAAGCCTAGTACTGAAATTCCAGTCTTTGATCATGTTCCAAAGGAATTTTAATAATGAATGGGTATCTTGCATATCAAATCTATCAATCTCTTAAGCTGCATTTCACTAGCGATTATGATGCAGTAAAATATAATTATAAGACTGCAGTAAAAAGAAACACATTTGAAAAACGAAGAGATCGTTATTTCTTTGAAAAGCTATCTCGTCGATTCAACAGAGAACAGCTTATTGATTATTTTACATCTAACCTAATCGAAAATCCAAACGTTTGGATTGGAGATATGAGTGATGATGTTTATAAAGCCTATATAGCAAGATACGACAAATTGACTTATATGTTTGAGCAAGATATGAAATCTCTTTCAAATAAGGGTTATACCTTTGATGATATTTGCTCATCAACACCAGACTTTTCCCAGAGTCCTATCTTAGAGGCTCTCAGAAGTGGCCAGATTAACGTTGAAAGTGTTATCCTATTAGACATACTCGTTAATTTTTTAAGGCGCCTGAAGAGCATTCTGAGTGATCCTTTGGGAATAAATAAAGATATGATTGATATGCTAATTAGCTATAAATCAATCATGCTGCAGAAGCCATTACCAAGAAATAAAATTAAGGATAAAGCACTTTTAGTATTTACAACTTAACAAATTTATGGTAGTATAGACTCTGTCAGGAAAAAACAAAATATACACTGCAAATACAAAATAAAAATACTATGTCATTCGAAAAACTAAAACAAAATCGTGAAAGCGCAATCTCAAAGTTAGTCTCAGCCGCTGATACAAACACAGAAAAAAAGACTTATGGCGATGATCGCTTATGGAAACCAACTGTGGATAAAGCAGGTAATGGCTATGCCGTTATTCGTTTTCTCCCAGCTGGTGCTGGTGAAGATCTTCCATGGGTTCGCTATTGGGATCATGGATTCAAAGGGCCTACCGGCCGTTGGTACATTGAGCGTTCTTTGACTTCAATTGGTCAACAAGATCCTGTCTCTGAACTTAATTCGCAACTTTGGAATACAGGTCGTGATGAAGATAAAGAACTTGCGCGTCAACGTAAACGTCGACTGCATCATGTTTCTAATATCTTGGTTATCTCTGATTCAGCTAATCCTGAAAACGAAGGAAAGGTTTTCCTTTATGAGTATGGAAAGAAAATCATGGACAAAATCATGGATGTAATGCAACCACAGTTCCAAGATGAAACACCTGTTAATCCATTCGATTTTTGGTCTGGTGCTAACTTTAAGCTTAAGATTCGTAATGTAGAAGGCTATCGCAACTACGACAAATCTGAGTTTGACGCACCAACAAGTTTGTTTGATGGAGATGAAACTCGCCTTGAAGAAACTTATAATAAGCTATACACTCTTGGCGAATTTACTGATCCGGAAAACTACAAATCCTATTCAGATCTTAAACGTAAAATGTTTGAGGTCCTTGGCGAAGCTGAAGTAGCATCAACAATGTCTACTGAACAGCAAGTTGAAATGAATACGACGAAAGAAGAACCTTCTTTCAAAAGTGTTGATACTGAAGACACAAATGTGAGTAACGATGATTCTGATGAAGATACTCTTAGTTACTTCGCAAAACTAGCATCTAGCTAAAATAATAAATATATACGAATATGAATAAACTAATTGTTGTACTATCATCGTTTGTCATGGCTCTTTCAGCTATTGCTGATGAGAAAAAGGATAAGAAGCCAGTAAAAAAGCTTCCACCTGCTATGGCTAAATTTGATAAGAACAAAGACGGTAAGCTTTGTCCTAAGGAAAGAGCTGAAGCTAAGAAGGCTTTTTTAGCAAAGTACGATAAGAATAAAGATGGTAAGCTCTGTGAAAAAGAGCGCAAAGCCGTTGCAGCTGATCGTGCCAAAGCAGCTAAAGCTCGTAAGGCTCGTAAGGCCCGTAAGCTACCTAAAGGTTCTAAGGGTAAAGTACAAAAATAAACATAACTAATAATACATAGTTAAGGGGGATGGTCTTTTGGCCATCCCCTTTTTAGCTTCCGGCTGCAGATAACGCATCTCCTGCGATACTATTTCCGTTTTGAACGATATATGTCACGTTGTTAGTTGTGTTAATTGATGCATTAGAGTCTCCAGTACTAATACCACCAGTGTTTGATTTTGCCCTTTCCTCTTCAAGTTTTAGTTTTTTCTCGAGCTCATCTTTCTTTTTAAGCTCTGCTTTCATATCCTTAATATTAGATATTTCAGCATCAACATTATTTTTTAATATCCGTGTACCTTCATTTAAATCATCGATAAACTTTATAGCAGATTTTTTTAAAAAGAAATCAGGTATTTTATCAAGTAAACTTGCAATACCTTGTTGTAAGAATAAAAAGAAACTTTGAATTGTTAGACCAATTTGTTTTAAAGTTAATTTCATTCTTTCAAATGTAGAACCACCAAAAACATCTGTGACAAGAGCTTTAATAGTATTAAACGGGATCATCACTACATTAACAATAGAATTCCATACTTTAGTAAGTCCTTCCATTATTTTTTCAGTGTCCCACATAAAAATGCCTTTGACTAAATCAACAATTCCACCAAATGCATCCTTAATACTTTCAATGATTACTTCTGTATTTTCCGTGATTTGATTAGCTAGTTCTTCAAATCCTAACCATTCTGCGATTTTAGATGGTATCATAGTCAACAATCTTAAAAGACCTCCTACTAATCCATCAAATAGACTATTAAATCCTTCTTTTATACCTCCTATGATACCATCTTCGCTATAGCCTCTCATGAAGCCTTTAACAAAATCAAAGATTCCTATTAAGATTGTTAAAGGTAAAAATACTTTTCCTAATATTCTTCCTATATTTCTGAAAATACCGAATATCTTATTGTACTTTCTTGCAGCTTTGACCAGCGATTTAAAGAAATTTCCTATTTTTTTGAAAATACCAAAAACTGTGTTTCCTGCTGCTCTTAATTTTTTAAGACCAATCGCTTTGATAGTTTTCCCGATTTTTCTGAAAAATTCGCCAATGGCCTTGATCCGATCAATGACATACTTGACCACACGCATTTTACCCAATTTCTTAAAACTTAAGAAATTAAGAATTTTTCCAAAAGTTTTAAATGCCTTAACAGTTTTTCTGAATGTACTAACAGCAGCATCAAATACACCTACAATACCAGCAAAGAGTAAGAATGCCTTAATAATTTTAAAAATAAAACTAAAAATTGACTTTGGAGATTTCAATAACCCTTTACTAAAACTAAATAGACCTTTAAGTAACGTAGGAACGATATTAGTAATAACTTTTAATAAGTTATCGTACTTCTTTGCAGAATCAACCTTTTCTTCAAGCCTTTTTAATGCATCTTTCTTTTGTTCATCAATAAGAGGGTCGGAAAGAGCTCGAGAGTTCTCAATCACCACCTTTTGAGTGATATTACTAAAATCCTTTTTAGTGATGTATGGTTCGTTAGCCATTATTTTGTTTTTGTTTTAATTCTTCTTCTTCAATATGGTCTTTTAAAAGTGTAATATAAATCTCCCTTTCCCATGGAATCATGCTATCTAATTCTGATAAACTATATTTGTGGTGTTGTACTAAAGAAAATTGAACATGATAATAGTTTTCAAGTGAATTATGAGAAAGGGCTAGGTGAAAAAATCACCTAAACCACTTAAAACTTTTTTGTTTTTATAACCCGTTGGTCCTTCAAATTCAATTTCATATTTAAGAGAAGGTGCTGAATCAAGCCATTTCTTAATTTCTTCTACTTGTTCTGTGTTTAGAGAATCAATGAAGTTTTCAATGTCTTTTGGGGTTGCTTCTGAAAATGGGTATACAGTATCATTATCATATACACTTTCAATTACACTCGAAAGTGCTTGAATAATTGGATTTGTCTTGTTTCTTCCTCTGGCAGCACGTTCAGCATCTTTTAAACCAGGAGATCGAAGAATAATTCCGACATCATCTGTAAGTTTAATGTTATTATCAATAGCTTCTCCCTTTGTTATTTTAACTTCTGAGAGGTCAATTGGTACTTCAACAAACTCACCGCTTTCATCGCATTTTACACGTATTTCTGTTGTTTCACCTACACTTTTTGCTCTAATTTGCAATAAAATATATTCCAAATCGCTCATTGTGAGTGAATATAAATCGAGTTTATTAAATGTGCAAGCTTTAATAATGTCTTTCATAGCAGCAATCATACTTGCATCTGTTCCTGCTTCTTGTGCAATCATTAATACTTTTTCCTCTTTTACGAGGAATGGGCGGAATTCAACCATCTCATCACTTGAAGGGATAGTTAAAAAATATTTGGGTGTTTCAATTTTTGGTAATGTCATAATAATTTAATTATAATTTATATAAGTCGTTTGAATACGTCAAGCTTGCTGCTTGTACTATTTATGATCGAACGAAGACGTGTTTCAGTCACAAATCTATTGTAAGTCATATTTACTGATATTTGTATTTTAGCATCAGTGTTTTCATTTGAAAGGCTAATACTATTAACGGACGTTGGATAAGAGTCGATTAAACGTACACCGTAGATAGTAGCATTATTTTTATCTAATAATTGGATGTGGGTATCAGTTTTATAATCACTATCGTAAGAAACTAAATGTGATTCAGGATCAATAATACTTTCCATCCATTTATCAAACATTTTTTTAATATAAACATCATTTGTTAATGTGAATACAAACTCAACATCTTCTTCGATAATAGTCTGTGGATACTTCCTTGGATTTCTACCGAAGGCATCGTATTCACCAGTTTGAATAAGACGTCCGGGCAAAAAACACGAATCGCAAAGTATGCTTATATCTCTTGGATCATTAACGATAGGACCTTGTCCAAATAAACCACCTAAGTTTAATAATGTTTCTGTAGGAGGAAGTATTGTAACTGAAAATCTATTTGACGCAGCTAAACCTCTTCTTTTACCAATTGTTGATTTAAAATCATCAATTTTAGAAGGATTAAGAGCATTATTAATATCGTTTTGGAATGACATAATTAGGTGAATTGTTTTCTTGATTGTTGCCATACACCTTTCGCTTTAATCCTTATAAACTGCTCTGACGGTAAGAAGAGTACAGTCTCCCAATGCTGGGCAGGGATTTCCACGATTCGTGATCTAATGTGGTCGGTAAGATAATGTTTAAAGCAAGGAGCGAAATATCGTAGTCTTGCATTAGATTTTAAAAAATTGTATTTTAATTTCAACTTAGTAGTGCTATTATATTTCTTATTGTTTGTATATTCTGTAAGTTGATCAAAAAAGATGGCTCTATAGCCTGGTGAAAGGTAATGAAGGTTGAGGCCGTAGAATCCACCTTCTGCTTTGTCAACTAAGAATATAAGAGGAAATCTGTCATAGTATGGTAATGTCTTCTTATGCTTTGGATCATAAGTGTACATAAACATACGACCAACGAGTGGCGTAGTTCTATATTCAAAGTTTTCATCAGATAAAAGTTTTTTACGACTTGGTATTGTACTTAGAAGCTCAATCTCGTTTCTAAACCATTCAAGCGATTCCTTTGTATTACGCTCGATGCCAGAAACAGTTGCTCTATCTTCAAGTCTATTAATAAACGTTGCCATCTACATCTATTTATAAAATTTTTATACCAAACGAACGCAATGTTTCTTCAGTCCAAATTTCAAATATCATATCGTGTTTATATGCAAATGCTTTCGCTGCTTCCCATTTAGACTCATTTTTAATGTATGTCATTACCTCAGTTAGGTATCTTTTTGTTTTACGAGAAGGTTGTTTAGGAGGTTGTGTTTGTTTTTTAGGCTTTATCTCAATAATGTAAACACTATCCTTTGTACGTACAAACAAATCTACGAAATAACGATGGATTTTATTATCCGTTTTACAGCGATACGGAATCACTACTTCTTCTGAGTTCCAACCAATTATATCTGGATTACTATCCAACCATTTAAACGCCTGTCTTTCCCACAATGAACGATATTTAACATTTTTAAAATCTCCTTCGTATTTCTTAGGATTCTTTACCTTATAACGTCCAGAATATGCCATGATTTTATTATAAATAATACCAAAGAAGTATTTATATGGCTATTAATATACCAAATGCAACTGAGTTTATACCACATGCAATTCCTTTTAAATCCAAAAATGCATCAACCGGAGGTGTATTAAAGTTTCCAGAAAACATTGGTGATTTAAATAGACCTTACGTATGGTTTAGATGTAAGACTAAACCTGGAGAAGCTCCCTTAAACATATATTTTCCGTGTCCTCAAGGATTGGCGTTTAATGATGGAGCAGCGTATAATACAATTGACATGGGAATGATTGATACGATAGGTGAAATTGCTAATGCATCTATTAATGCATTTCAAGGAAAGGATAAATTACAGGCCTCCCTTAATGCTGCGCTAGAAGGCGGGCAACGCATTATGAAAGAACTAGAATCTGCTGGAGGTTTAGGTGCTGGTATATTAGCAGCTAGAAAGCTTGGAGCAGATAGGGTAGCTACATCTTTAGAACTTAGAGGACAGATAATACAAAATCCCAAAACAAATACTGCATTTAGTGGAAACACTGTAAGATCTTTTCAATTTGATTTCAAAATGATTGGTAGAAGTGAAAATGAAGTTAAAATCATCGATAAGATACAAAATGAATTTCGAAATCAAGTATATGCTAAACGGCTAAATGATGGAAATATTATGTTAAAATATCCCAATCAATGGGAAATTAGATTTATTGATCCTAGAAATGGGCAAGAGTTAAACTATGTTCCTAAGATTTATTCATGTTATTTACTTGCATCAAATACTATCATAAATAGCACTTCGAATACTTATAGAAAAGATATGTCTCCTTATGAAGTTGATATGTCATTACAATTTCAAGAAACAAAAGTTCTTACTCGGGATGAAATTGAATCTTTAGAAAATAATGGTGATAGGACAAGTTCGGCTAAAGAAGCTGCTGAAAGCATCCTTGGCCAAGCCGAAACGTTGACTAATAGTGTAATAAATAAGGCAGCTCAAGAATATACTAAGGCAGCTGAAGCGCTCAATCCCGAAAATAATAAAGAATAAGATTAGTTAAATTATGTTTTTTAAACAATTCCCCAAAACGCAATATAGTATTGAAAATGATGCTATATTAACAAATGTCACTGATTATTTTCGATACGTAGATATTGTTGAAAGGTTAGCTAATAACCTATATGCGTATAAAAAAGTTCAAATTGGACATGGTGAAAGGCCTGATGTTTTATCACAAAGGTTGTATGGAACTCCTGATTATTATTGGACATTTTTTATATGCAATGATTCGTTAAAAGAAGGTTTATCAGTATGGCCTAAGAGTGATCCAGAGATTAAAAATCATATAGCAAACCAGTTCAAAAACATATCTGCATTTAGATTTCCATTATCTGAAGAAGATACGAATGGTTCACGATACACCCCTTTAGGTATTCCTATTCTCAATAAAAAGTATTTACCTTATTTGAAATTGTGTAGACCTATTGCTGTTCGTGTATGGGCCGAAGCTAAAATCGTTGATTACGATCCTAACAAATCACTTATTTGGATTGACAATTCAACTATTGGTTGGTATTCAGATGATTCGACGATAAATGCTAATAACGGAAATGGCGGAGAAATTGATACACAATATTCGAATAGCGCAAAGAATAAGTTATTTTATACTTCTGCATCTGCTCAAGACTTTACAGTTCAGTTTAGAGAAAATGGAAACTTATCTGATAAGATTGAATTCCAAAGGGAAGTTCAATTAGCTGCAATTCGATTTAAGCCAAATGTAGGATACGATACATTTCCGCTATTTTCAATTGATAAGTACTATACAATTCGATCGACACAGTATTGGAAAGATGGATCGTTAGCGCCTGCGTATTATTATGATTCAAATAATATTGAAGAAGAAATTAGCGAATACGAGGCTGGAGAGGAAGCAACAAATTATAAATCTATATATGACGATATGCTTGAAGACAATGAAGCTTTAAAAGAGATTAAAGTTGTTTCTCCAAGTTATATTGAATCGTTTGCAAGAGAATACAAAAAACTGCTAAATGAGTGATAAATTTAATAGATCATTTGTTGATGAGAAAGGTAATTCTTTTAATGAATCATCTTATCAATTAACAAATTGTATTATTACTAATAATGATGGCCAAGTTGCAGACATTCGCAACATGGTCGGATTTATAAAAATCCACGAAAGTCTTTTTGCAGCATCTCTCGTGGTTGAAATTGGTATTCGCGACGAAGTTAACTTTCTAGAAGATTTTGGTATTGTTGGTAACGAAAAAATTAAACTGTCGATTGAAACAAAGGTATTAGATATCGAAAAAAACATAGATTTATCTCTTCGTACACAAAAATACCACGACTATGCTCGATCTGCAGATGATAATCAGACACAAGCATACGTTCTTATTGCAGTGTCTGAGCACGCATATATTGCACCACTTAAGTTGATATCACGTACAGTTTATGGTAGCCATGATAAATTGATTGGAGATATATTCAGAGGTGATCTTTTTACGCCACTTGTTGTAAATGGTAAAATGAATACGAAATTCAGAGGGAATATTAATATTCAAAATCCAATTAAGGCATGCCAAAAGATCTTAGAATCTGCTGCTGATGTAAATCAGACTCCGTATTTTTTGTATCAAGATTTGTCTACGAATATTTACCTTTCACCTCTCAGTTTTATTAATGACCGAGAGGAAAATCCAGTCTATCGAACATATAAGAATGATAAGCAATTAAGATCTTCTTCTGATTCGAAGGCTAATTATATCGAGAGGTCGTCACAGATTCTTAAAATATCTTCGAATATTGGTCTTTCACCATCATTGCAGGCGAAGAAAGGTGCCTTTGCATCTGAGCATCGTTATATTAATATCAATAAAAAGACATCATACGATGTTAAATTTGAATACGAAACTCAGATTGATCCAAATAATACTACATCAAAATTGTTACCTCGAATAAGTGGTGCAAATACAAATGATCCGGATGTCGAAGAACCTTTGAATAAGATAAGAGAGTCGAATGTCGAATATCATTTCGTTAATGAAAATGCGTATCAAACAAACAATGGAGAATCATTAACGATTGGACAGATGAATTATGAGCAAAAGCATATATCTGATGCTTATATTGCAAATTATGATGCATGTTCACATAAGTTTGAGGTGATGGGTGATACATTATTGAATCCTGGCCGAACGATACAGATATTATTTCCAAAATCAACGTCACCTGAAGTAGCAGGAACTGATAATTATGATCGTCTATTGTCAGGTGATTATCTTATTTTTAGTACATTACATACATTTATGGATGGAACACACACGACAGAAGTCGTAGCAAAGACTGATTCTATCCGACCTACAGAAACATTATGATAACGAATCCACAATTTTTTATTGGTGTCGTCGAAGATATTAGCGATCCATTACAATTAAACAGAGTCAAAGTTCGTATATATGGCAAACACTCGTCTGATTTAAATCAAATGCCGACAGAAAACTTGCCATGGTCAAGTGTTGTTATGCCGGTCACATCTGCTTCTGTATCTGGTGTCGGATCTTCGCTTGGTCTCGTAAATGGTAGCTGGGTATTCGGTGCATATATTGATGGCAGTGACGAACAAGAATCACTTATCATGGGATCAATACCGGGTGAATCTACACCTCCACTTAATAATACACAACCAGCAGGATTCCAAGATCCAGAAGGCCAATATCCAAAAAAAGTTGGAATCGATACACCTCATGCAGCAACAAAAAAGAATTCAAAATCATTCATAAACAGAAAATCTAATACAGTTAGAGATATACCACTAGCAACTCGACCCCAACTATCTAGTCTTACGGATGACAAAAAACCCGAAGACGAAGCAATATCAATTCCCGAAACAGAAACCTGGCACAATCCACAATATCCATACAATAATGTCACTCAAACCGAAGCAGGACACATAATTGAATACGACGATACAGCCGGATTTGAAAGAATATCACAAACACACTCATCTGGTACTACATCTGATATAATTAATGATGGATCTAAGATAGATACTATAGTAGGAGATGGCTATACCGTATATAACAAAAATAACACAGTCTATATAGTTGGAAATTGCAATATTACCGCGAACGGAGACATAAATGTTAAATGTGAGGGCAATTATGTCTTAGACGTAGAGGGAGATCTGATATATAACGTGAACGGTAAGATAATTACAAAGACGAACAGTGACTCTATCACAGAGATCTTAGGCAAAAGAGAAATAAACATCGGCAGCACAGATCTATTAAAGGTGAAAGACAGTCAAACAATCGAGGTAGGGGATGATATGCTCTTAACGGTGAAGAACGATCTAGGGCAGACTATTAATGGTAAAAGCGAGATAGCACACCTCGGCGATACTAATATTAACTATGGTACAACACTTGATACGACTGTGAATTCAAATCATACTGATATGGTGATGGGATCTAAAACAATTACATCTGTTAGTAATATGAAACTTAACTGTACTGAAAAGATCCATATAAATACTCCAATACAAAGGAATAGTGGAGATGTTATAGCTGGTGGCGGTGGTGTTTCCCTTATAACACACTTACATACACAAAAGAATGGTAATGATAATGGTGGTGGAATAGATACTACGGCATCGATTGCAGGAACAGGAGCAGGATCATAACTGAATTTTTTTATTTACAGTAGTTATAACTTTTGATATAATATTCTAAGAATAACAAAAACACCTCTATATATTACTTTATAACTTTAATTATCAATGGCAACAACAATAAATTATCCATATCAGATAACAACACTCAGTGCTAAAGGATCAGCTGAGGTTATTGCTCGTGGTATTACTAATGACTATATAACAGAATGGTCTTATAATACTAATACTATCGGATCATGGGACCGTGTTGCAGACTTTCCTACTGTCGTACGTACTGGTAATTTTGTTTGGTGTTGGTATCGGGAATATATCGATAGAGCAATATATGTGCTAATCGATGTAGTACCAGACCCTCAGGTAGAATACCAATTAGGTAATAATATTGCATATCCAGCATTATTGAATGGAAGTGTAGGTGAAATAACGTATGCAGTGACTCCAGCGAATATTAAAACCATTAATACCGGTAGTATTCCAGGCCCAGATAATAGTCCAGATTTAAATACAATAACCGATGGACCATACTATAAATTAGCTGTAGGAAATAAATATGTGCACGTAACTGGTACGACTGCTGGTTATAAGGCAGGTTTTTATAACTCTGACAGAAGCTATAAAGAAATCGTTGCAGATAAATGGGGAAGAACACCAAATGTATGGGGAGGTTTTGCCACAGCGAACGCCACATATGTTCCATGGGTAATTGGTTGGGGCACATCTCAAAGCTTATTAACAAGCAGCAATACTGACGATGGAGATACAATCTATGGTATATTTGCACCATTTGCGACTTATGAACAATTCCAAACATTATATGGTGCAGAAAAAGATTGGATCTATTCTACATCAGGATCCTCATATAAAACATTATTTGGACCGACATATAACACATCAAACAACGCAGGCATACAATATACTAATACATCTGATATAGAAAACGACTATCCGTTTACTGTTGAAGAAATGCAACCACAAACAAATTATAGAGATATACCCGGTGATACAAACCAAGACGGAATTGACGATAGTACAAGCTTCGAAGATGCATTAGCAACTTATGCTACAGCAGCAAGTATATTCCCCGGATTAGATATAACAAAGTGTGGTAACCTTGCAGACCTATCAATCAAATTACCGGGTATCGATCTCCCATCAATCAATGAACTCAAGAATACCGTAAAGGCCGGGATCGATACAGCAGTATCCTCAACAGGCCTTTTGGAATTGGGGAAAAAGCTCGAGGGGTTTAAGGCTGGTTTAAAAGACAAGCTTCCAAAGGTACCTGTAATCGAAAATCTGGCTAAGGATATATCTGAGTTGAAGGATGCGACCGAGGATACATTTGAGAAGTTGAAGAAGAAGTGGGAGGGAGCTGTTGATGATATCGAGAGTATTATTGATAATGTCCGTAATCTTGGTGGTTTTGATGTATGTCAGTTTGTTACTGATAAGGCGAAGACTGATGAGGATGGTAATTTGGTGAAGAAAAATGACGCTCCTAGTCCTCCAGATATTGATATGGTTGAGTCATCGACTGGTGGATTTTCTCCTTATAAAGAAGATTACGTTACAGCTCCTGCAGCATTGAATATCGGTTGGAATGATGGTGATTATCTCAAATATCGTGCAATGCTTACTTCTAAGATGGATGTTACGAGGACTGCAGATTTAAGAGCTAAGTATCCATGGGCCCAATATTCTTATGATTTTCCTATTATTACTAGTAACCTCGAAGAATTCCTTAAATCACCTTTAGCGCAGAAAGTTAGAAAGTTAAAAAATAATAAATCACCGGTCCCTCCTAGTGATTTGCAAGAATACAATCGAATAGGTACTCCTCTTGTCCTTGAATTTAAGAGAGCACTACTTGTCAATAACCTACATCAACAAATCAGCGTGTTTGTTTCTAATGCATTATCGCATGTTGGAAAGCGAATAATAAAAGACTATTCTCCAATTCCAGTCGGAGGCGATGTTTCGAAACTATGGTACGGCCTCGAAGAAAGAGGGTACTATAAAGATTACCCTATTGGAGGTAACGTCGGTGATCCCGACGGTACGCCAGTTATATGGAGAAAGGAAGACGATGATGTTATTCAAAAATTTGTAAAAGAATACGAGAAATATATATCTGAAAATATATTAACAAAAGAAATAATTGAAGAAGGCGAATTTAATCATGTCGGCTTTACTGCACATTACGAAGAACCAACAGGTGAGCCGGTCGCCCGCCGTGTATTTGAAAGATTAAATGTAAGTGGAGTAGATCCAGGTCCTGATATATCTACACCTCCTCCTCCTCGCGAGTTTATTAAATCGAATTCAGGTAAGGTATTCTATACAAAAGGTTTTAAATCAAAAATCCGCAATCAGCCTATTAGGGCAGATTTATTCGGCATGCTTGAAGCGACTGCATCAGAACTCGGATGCTCGTTTGAAATAACTTCCGGAGGCCAGCCGGTTAATGGTATCCTTGGGAAATATGGCGGAGGCGGCAGGACTGGTTCCCATCGACATGATAATGGATACGCCGCTGATGTTAAGATTCGTAACAAAAACGGCCGGCTATTAGGTGCAAAAAATGCTAATGTGAATGCTCGAGATAGAAAAGAATTAAGCGATATAATCGTATCACTATTAAAGAATGGTATTACATCAGTCGGAGCAGGGACAGTATATATGGGAGGTACTGCTGTCCACCTTGATATTACCCCATCTAATATTTCACCTGCCGCAGTTTGGGGTAATAATGATTCCCGCAGCGGTGCACCAGGATGGCTAATAAGTTTATACGACGCGAATTAAATTAAACATATCGAATAATTATTATATGAAATCAATCTATCTTAAACCAGACGTGAATGGCATTGTTCGCGAAAAATTTCTTCGAAAAGAAATTGAAGAAGTCGTCCGTACTTCGAAGCTTAACAAATACGTTCCTGGAAATGCCACAACACTTAAAGTTAATGGAGGTCATCCTGAAGAATATGCAAACTACTTTATATCTCTTATGAAGAAGTCATCAAAACTTAATGCAAACTTCGAGACAACCGTAAGAACCTATTCCTCAACAGGCAATTTGGTAGAAGTCAAACGCGTTGGCCTGTTTAGTATCAATCCATTGACCTGCCCTGGAATTAATCCTCAAAAGCTTTTTGATCCAAAGGTAAACGTGAAAGAAGGTATTCGTCTTTATGAAGAATTAATATTAAGAGAAGGTAACCTTCCTGCAATTAGTGGTGTGATTTTGATATAAATAGTATTATGGCGTTGAGATCAGACTATAATGTTAACGAAAAAGCACCAAGTGTTTTTGCAGGCGATCCGTCTGGTCTTTTTGCAGACTTACCTTTAGATTTTATTGCCCATCCAAATACAAAAGATATCAGACCTATTACGGACGTCCAAGCAATCCGCCAGGCCGTTAAAGTACTTGTTTTAAGTAATTTTTCTGATAGACCATTTCACCCTGAACTTGGATGTAATGTAACATTCTATCTTTTCGAAAATGCTGACCAATTTACTGCTCTTGCTATTCGTGAAGAAATCCTTCGAGTTATCAAAGATCACGAACCTCGGGTGATAAATCCGAATGTCGAAATCGAACTCGATCAAGAATACAATCGACTTCTTGCAACAATCGTTTTTCAAATTAGGAACACAAACACAAACACCGAGGTATCATTCTACCTTGACAGAATCAGATAAAAGACCATGGCTCTTAAACAAATTAATATCGCAGAACTTGATTTCGATGCAATTAAAGACGAAATCAAAGAATACTATAAACGTACCGAGGGTCCATTTAAAGATTTTGATTTTGATGGTTCAGGTCTTAATTTAATTCTTGATATCCTTGCACACAATACACACTATAATGCTGTACTTGCGCACCTTGCTGCTAACGAAACATTCATCTCTTCAGCTCAGCTTCGTAAGAATGTTGTCGCCCGGGCAAAATCATTAGGATATACACCAAAGAGTGTTTCTGCCGCTTCTGTCACTTTAGAATTATCTAACTTAGGTGATGTTACTACCATTCCGGAAGGTACAACATTTACAAGTACCGACACTTTAAACAACGAAAAATATACCTTTGTTACATTTGAAGAAGCATCCGATCCTGAAAAATTTACTGTATATCAAGGTACGATCAAAACTAAAGAATACCTCTTTGATGATAAAGTAACAAATCTTAAGTTTGAAATTCCAGATGCTTCCGTTGATCGTTCAAAGATTGTTGTAAGTGTATTTGATTCTGTTTCGTCGACACAAAAAGAAATCTATACTCAATTTTCTGAACTTCCTGGGATTGACGGTAACTCAACACTTTACTTCATTAACGAAAATCCAAATGGTCGCTTTGAAATCTCTTTCGGTGATGGTGTACTTGGTAAGAAACCACTTCCAGGTGCACTTGTTCAAATCAAATATCTTTCGACAAAAGGTGCTGCAGCAAACGGACTATCAGTATTTACTACAAGTGATACATTGTTTAATGCTTCATCTCCTACGATTACTACTGAAAATTCTTCATCATCTTCAGGTGGAGGTAGTAAAGAAACAATGGAAAGCATTCGATCAAATGCTCCTCTCCAATTTCTTTCACAAAACAGAGCTGTTACAACTGATGACTATAAAACATTAGTTCGTTCAAACTCAACTGCAGAATCGATATCTGTTTGGGGAGGTGAAGATAATGATCCTCCTGAATATGGAAAGGTGTTTATCTCAGCTAAACCAAACAATGCAAATACTCTAACACAAGAAGAAAAAGATAAACTGCTTCCTATCTTAGATGCAAAAGGTATTCTTACAGTCAGACCAAAAATTATAGATCCTGAATTTACGTATTTGTATTTTGAAGTATTTGTCAATTACAATTCTGCTCTTACAAATAGAGCTTCCGGTGGAATTTCATCTTTAGTAGAAAGCGGCGTATCAAGCTTTAGCGATGATTATCTTGAAACTTTTGATGGTGTGTTCCGTTATTCACAATTTTTAGAATATATAACAGATCTAGATCCTGCGATTATTAGTACATATGCTCGTGTCTATTGTCTTAAGAAATTTACCGCAACAACGAATAATACTACGACATATAAGTTGGAATTTAATTTCCCACTTGAAACACCCGCTGATCCAACAGAATCTCTTATCTCAACAAGCGGTTTTGTTTATGACGGTATCACATACTACTTAAAGGATGAAGAATCGTCAACAGCCAATATTAGAAATATCTATCGATACACACTGAGTAGCAATGGTATTGAAATTGTCGATGAGAGAAATGTAGGAACTGTCAATACCTCAACAGGTATTATTGAAATTTACGATTTCGACATTAGTTCTAATACTACTATCTCAGTGTTTGCACGACCAGACTCAAATGATATTGCTCCGAAAAGAAATCAAATTATTGAAATCGATTTAATTAACACTAAAATCACTTCAACAATTGATACAGTCGCAACCCGCGGGTCTGCAGGAGCAAGCAATTATGTAACAACACCTCGTGAGAAATAATGCATACGTCAATAGCCAATTATAGACCTCCTAATCACGAAAGAGAAAAGGTAAGAGAATTAGTTCCGCAATATCTTCGTGATTCTGCAGCAAATCTTATTTCCTTCATGGAGGAATATTATGGTTATTTAAATCGCGAAGGTTATGCATCGTATGAGATTAATCACATCATTGATGAGAATGATATTGATGTAACATCTGAAAAATACTTAGATGCTATTCAAGGTGAAATTGCTAAAATTGTTCCTAATTCAAATGTTATTGATAGAAATATATTATATAAAAGAATTATTCATTATTATCGAATAAAAGGTACACCAGAAAGTGTTAGTGTATTCTTTCAAATAATGTTTAATTCATTAATTGATGTATACTACCCTGGTGATAATCTATTAAAACTTTCAGCAGGAACTTATAGCGAAGAGTCTTCTGATTACACAAAGTCTTCGGGGTTTCTTTCAGGTAGTGATAAAATACAAGATTCAGATTTTTGGCAAGATTTCAGTTATCAAATTAGAACTACTGTTGAAGCTTCAAAGTGGGAAAACTCGTTCTCCCGATTAGTTCATCCTGCAGGAATGAAGTTTTTTGCATTAGTAAGTATAACATCAATTTCGCGAAGTCGATGGGATCGACTTGAAACATATGAACAAACGCCTGATGATAGCGAAGCGTGGTTTGCATCTTTAAGACCTCCTAGACTTCGTGGGATCGATTCATATGAAGGATCACACACACCAAAATACCAGCCTGGTTGGTTATCGACATATATTAATGAGCTTATCATTTCAGTTGCTGAAAATTATTATGATACTCCGAGCGAACCTAATGAATCGACATTAGATCGCGTAATTAATATTAAAACGAAGTTGCAATCTGTGACGACAAATTGGTCAAATCAGATTAACGCTGAACAATATTATGAACGAGGTTTTTGGGATGATCCAGCAGAACTTTCTAATTTGAATATTCTTCAGGAACCTCTTTCAGTGCTCATCAATGAATATCAACAAGAATACGAAGCAAATAGACTTGAAGCTGAAGAAGCTCCTCAACCTGCTACTATTATTGACTAATTAAAAAATACTGTTAAAAAACATTATAAATAACTTTAAAGAAAAACAATTATGCCTGCAATTATTACAGACGATTTTCGAAGAAATCAAGCGAAACTTTTAGTAAACGATATTAAAGCATCAGCTGATTCTAATTTTGATTCACCACCTGGAAACTCAAACGAGAGTACCTGGCCATTTAGAGGTAACAATCGTTATTCCATTGGTTTAGGTAAGTCTGATCCGTGGGAAGATAATAGTGGAGGTGCTAGTGAAGGAGATAGCGGATTTGTTGTTCCAACTCCACAGGGAACTATCAAAGAAGACCATGATGTGATTTCTAACCTTTCAACATTAAAAGATGTTCCACAAAATGGAGTTAAACAACTTATCGCAAAAAACCCTTGGACTTCTGGCAGAAAATATAAAGTTTACGATGAAGCTGATGATGATATGTTTTATACTACAGGAGAGTTTTATCCTTGTGCAGTAACGTATAACAATAAAGTTTATCTTTGTCTTTCTAATACTGCAACTTCTGCAGATTTTACTTCAGTCGCTGCTTCAACCACAGCTCCATCTGCTGCTAATAATTACGGAATTAGTTCTAGTGGTGATGCTCAAGGGTATGTCTGGGCTCATGTTGCTGACATCGATTCAAATGATCCTCTTACAACTAATCAATTTGTTCCTATTAATGGTTCACCCACAGTGTCTGATTCTGAGAAACAAAGAACTGGAGGGCTTATTAGCCATATTGGTATCGTTGATGGTGGAAGCGGATATACTTCTGCTCCGTCAGTATCATTAATAGCAGTTAAATATGACGGAACTCAAGCAGTTACAGCGTTTAATGTTATAGCTAGAGCTATTGTAGAAGGAGGCGTTGTTACACGTATCGACCTTGAAAATGCTGGTGAAAATCCGGATACTCTTGGATCAGAGAGTTATTGGTCAACTGATGCTAGTGATTATTTAACATCAACTGTAAATGAGCGTATTAAATATGTGACAGTTTCATTTAGTGGTGGTGGAGGAAGTGGAGCAAAAGCTTACACAACAGTTGCTCCTGTCGATGGTTTTGCCGCTAATGCAATTAACATTCTTCCAACTTGGTTTGTTGGTATAAATGTTAATTTTGAAAATTCAGAAAGCGATAATGATTCTGCAATTGTTGATTTTAGACAAGTATCTCTTTTGAAGAACTTCGACCGAGAAGCCGATAGCGGAGATACTACTCTTGGTGTTTTAGATGCTCTTAAGTATGTTGTTCTAACATCACCAAATACATCAAACATTAATAATCTTTCTCAAGGTGATGTTCTTACATGTGGGTCATCAAAATTTTATTTTGATTATTATGATTCCTCTTCTAATAAACTTTACTATCATCAAAATTCTAATGCTGATGTAAACTTTATAAATCCTCCTGCTTCGACTGCAGTCACTGAAGCATCTAATGCTATTGGTACTACTGATTCCACAGGTTATAATAGACCTGAGTACAATGCATATGATTCTCCACCATCTGGTAGTATAACGAACGGAGAAGTTATTTTCCACGAAAATAGAACACCATTTTCTCGAGGTTCTTCACAAACTGAAGAGGTGAAGATCATCATTCAATTATAATAAATAAACTTTATGGCAATCACCACATATTCTGACGCTCCGTATTTTGATGATTTCGATCAAGACGATAAGTATTTGCGTATCTTATTTCGTCCAGGTAGGAGCGTTCAAGTAAGAGAACTTAATCAGCTTCAATCTAATATTCAAGATCAGATTGATAAGTTTGGCCGTCATGTGTTTAAAGAAGGTGACCGTGTTTTAGGAGGTTATACGACATATGATTCAAGTATTAGAAGTATTGGTGTTGATCTTGGTTCAACGTCAGTAACTTCAACAGAACTTTCTGCATTAGCTGGTAAAGAAATCAATAATGGAAGTAACTGGAGAGCTAAGATTCTAAAAGTAGAATCTGTAGGAGATCCAATTACCGGTTATCGTTTTTATGTTAAGATTATTGGCGGAGACAGTTTTGATAGTATTGCAGATGAAGATACTTTCGTTCTTTCAGCTGGTGAAGATAGTGTAACAATTGCAGGATCTACAATTTCAGCTGGAGCTCAATTAGGATCATATGAAACTGATGTTGATGAACTTGCTTACGTTGGCGGTATTTTTCAGGATGAAGGTGTATTCTTTATTAAAGGGCATTTTGTTCATACTGATGCGGCGACGGCATTCTATGAGAAAGCAACTTCAACAACTAAATTAACCGGATCTGCTATTTTTGATGTTGTAGAAAGCATTATAACAAGTTCCTCAGATTCTTCACTTAATGATAACGCGAATGGTGAGCCAAATGTTAATGCTCCTGGTGCAGATCGTTATAAGATATCTTTAGATCTTAAGTTTATTCCTTCAGATGATACTAACGTAGCATCTAATCAAAAAAGAATTAAACTTCTAGATGTTAAGGAAGATAAAGTTGTCAATCCTGCCCGCACTGAATATAGCGAGCTTGGTAAAGCACTTGCAGAAAGAACACAAGAAGAAAGCGGTTCATACGTTGTCAACCCATTTAAAAACGAAGTTCGTGAATACTTCAACGATGAATCCGGTAATCGTGGTAAATATACTGACGATGAAATTTTTAACTCTCCCGGAACTCCTCTTATCTCAGGTGTTACTGATACTGCAACTGCTGAAACTGAAGGTAAGAAAAGGTATATTGTAGGTGTTGAACCCGGAGTTGCATACGTTCAAGGATATCGCGTAGAGCTTGAAGATAAGCAAGATGTTGTTTGCGATAAAGGAAGAGAATCTTCCGATGAAGGAACTAAATCTAATTATAAACTTTCAGTCAATCGTGGGCAATTCATTGAAGGATCATTTACTGATTCAGATACTGATTTAGAAATCGCAGATGTCGATAGTTTTCTTTTTGCGCCAGATGAGGAGTATAAACTTTTTGCTGATTATAATTCTTCAACCTTAATCGGAACTTGCCGAATTCATGCAATTGAAAATACAGGTATCGATAATATTTCTGGTAATTCAACACCAGATGAAACTCAAGCTACTAAAAAACTTTATATTTTTGATATAAAGTTAGAAGCTGGTAAAAAGATTAACAATGCAAAAGCCCTTGCATTAGATGCATCTGCTACTGACGCTACCTCTAATACAGTTTTACATAATAGTAGTGGCTTTGAACTTAAAGAAATAACAGAAAACGCTTCTCGCATGGTATATCCACTTGGAGGATATGATATAAAAACTGTTGATGTTTCTAATGCAAAGCGTATCGTTCAAAAGCGTTATTCAGATGCTACATCGACGACTGCTGGAACTATTACTATTACTGCTGCAGGAAATGATAATTTTACAAGTACAGATCCAGAAGATTACGTAATTATTCAGAATAACGCCGGAACTGATAGTGCAGATGGAGAAACATTTGCAAAAGATGTTTCAATTGCTGGAAAGGTTGCTACAATTAAACTTCGGCGTGCAGATGGGGATGAACCGACAGCTGCAAATGTTAATAAAGTTGTTGTGCTTGCTCCTGTTGAAGTACCTACTACACTCGGTATTAAAACGCAAACATCTACAACATACACAGAAGCAAGAACATTAGGCCATGGTGATATTATCACTTTAGATAAAATTGATGTTTATAATATAACAGGTGTAACACATAATAGTGTTTCATTACCTATTTCAGATTTTGAATTGATTACAGGCCAGAGTGATACTCACTATGGATATTCTCAAGTTATTTACAAAGGATCATCAAGTTTAAAATCTGCAGATTTGGTTGTTAGTTTTGATCATTATGCCCATACAACTTCTGGGGTGTTTGCAGCTAATTCTTATACAACTGATGGTACGACACTTGTTGATTTGGAAGACATTCCACGTTATGAAAATCTCAAACTATCAAATTGTTTAGACTTTAGACAATCAATTGAGATTTCAGTTGAAGGTGGAGAGACCAAACCAAATTCAGTTTCTGACATCGATTTCACATATTATAAACCTCGCCGTGATATTATTGCATTATCTCAATTAGGTGAACTTAAATATGTAAAAGGTAGTGCGTCTGAAAATCCAGTTTATCCTCAAACGCCTTCCGATTCTTTAACACTTTACAAGATCGATAAGCCGGGATATTTGTATTCGCTTAACGATTTAAATATTGAAGCACTCAATAATCGTAGATATACGATGAGCGATATTGGAGATCTTGAACAGCGTATTCAAAATCTTGAATATTATACAGCATTATCGCAATTAGAATCTGAAGCTGCTGAAACGCAGATTAATGACGGTGACGGCCTCCCAAGATTTAAAGGTGGTATTATAACTGATTCATTCAGAGGCCACGGCGTTGGAGATACTAATAGTGCTGGTTATCGTGCTGCAATTGACCGCGATAACTTTACAGCCCGTCCAATGTATCTTTCTGATAATGCTCGTTGGAGTTATATTAGCGGAATGGGTGCAAATGGTCTCAGTGTTACTTCTTGGAACGGAGGAAGTATTTCATCAACTACAGCTTATTCCGGAAAACGCAAAAACTCTCTCACACTTGACTTTATTGAAAAGGTATTGGTTGATCAACCATTTGCATCGAATCATATTAGTGTTAACCCATACGATGTTGCAACATGGAGCGGTAACCTTGAACTTTCACCATCTAGTGATGAATGGAAAGATGTTAATAATGCTCCTGAAATTATTACTAATATTGATGGTGATAATAGCGCTCTTCTTCAAGAGATTGCCAATAATCCAAATATATTAGGTACTGAATGGAACGAATGGGAAAGCCAATGGGCACCAGGCCGCAGAGGCTTAAGCAATACATTTAGTGAAGATGAGCGTATTTCAAGAACACGCGCTCTACGTAGAACATTCCGTCGAGAGCTTCGCGAAGGTATTCAAACATCTCTTGTGGAAAACTTCCAAAGGGAAGTAATAGATGACAAAGTATTAAATGTCACCTTTGTTCCATTTATTCGCTCACGTAAAGTATACTTTAAAGCAAGTATGCTTAAGCCGAATACTACATTCTATCTCTATTTTGATGATGTTAACATTACATCTTACGCTACTGACGATGAAGCATTTGTTCAATTCGGAGGTGGTGTTGCAGCTGCTGGAGGAACAGACGTAGCAAGATACGAAGGTAAGCAAGGAAGCGATGTTATGTCACCAAGTGCTTCACCCGCAATTGTATCAGGTATAGTTTCAAACGCTGCTGGTGAAGTTGATGGTTGGTTTGTTATTCCTAATAACGACACTCTTAGGTTCCGTACAGGTTCACGGCAGGTTAGACTTACCGACAATTCAAACAATAATAGAGTCTTGGAACTTTCTTCTGCTGAAAGTACTTACCATGCAAAAGGATTGTTAGAAACTCGTCAACAAACAATTCTTTCAACCCGGCAGCTTGTCTTAGAAAGAACACGAGCTCAGGAGAGTAGGAACGTTTTAGTGAGTGAACGTGTTGTCCGCAGAGATCCTATCGCACAAACGTTTATGATTGGAAATGAGCCAACAGGTATTTTCCTTTCTTCAGTTGATATTTTCTTCCAAGCGAAAGACCCAAATCTCCCTGTTGAACTGAGTATTGTCTCTGTTGAGAACGGAATTCCTACGCAAAAGACAATTCCATTTTCAAAGGTAACTAAACTTCCTGCTGACATCTGGCCTTCAGGTGTTACTGCAAATGCTACTGCTGCGGTCGAAACAAAGTTCATGTTCGATACACCAATTTACTTACAACCTGGTGTTGAATATGCGATTGTTCTTCTTTCGAATAGTGCAAGGTATCGTGTATGGCACGCTGAAGTCGGTGGTACAGATGTTGGAACAAACGCTGAAACTATTAATAAGAATGTCAATATGGGTGTTCTTCTTAAGAGTCAGAATGCTTCAACATGGACACCTGATCAAAATAAAGATCTTAAGTTTACACTAAATCGTGCTGATTTTAAAACAACTTCTCAGACAGGATTGTTTACTGGACTTTCACCACAAAGAGGCCAAGTTACATACATTAACGTTAGTGACGGAGGTTCTGGTTATATTGCTGGTCCTCCTGCAATAACTATTGGAGGAGTAACAAGCGGCGGCGCTTCAACACAAGCAACCGCTAAAGCCTTTGTTAAAAAAGGAGGTGTTATTGAATATATCGAAGTTATAACAAACGGTGTTGGTTATACAGGGGTTCCTGATGTTGCTATTGCTGCTCCTAGTGAAATCAGTATCCCAGCGCGGGAAACCGAAGATGATGGAGGATGGGTTGACACGGGAAATAGCCGCATTATCTTACCAAGTCATGTGCTTGAAGCAGCTAATGGCCAACAGTTTACATATAAAAACAATGGAGGAAATACCATTACTGGTTTGACGAATAATACAACGTACTTCGCGAAAACTGTTGATTCCAATGGTATTGAAGTTTCACATAGTAGAATAATTGAGCTAAGTACAGCACTGAATGGAACTAAGATTACTTTCACAACCGGAGGCTATGGTGGATCAGCACAAACCCTTCTTCCAGTTTCAACAGCTACTGCAACTGCTGAAAAAGATGTTTGGAAAGCCTCTGCATATCTTCCCATTATTCAAGATATGCTTCTTCCAGAATCAAACGTTGATTACACGTTGAACGATAGTGCAACTGATGCATACACAGTATTTCCTGGAGAATTAATTTATACAGGTAAGCGTGTTACGCATGATTCTACTAGTGCTCATAATGGTTCTGGTGCAGACCAGTTAAAACTTCAGGCTGAACTATCGACAACAGATTCTAGGATTTCTCCTATAGTTGATTTAGATCGTATTTCACTTGTCACATTTGATAACATTGTTAATGATTCAAGCGAGTTTGAAACGACAGAAGACGATGGTCAGTGTGCTGCAAGATATATTACAAAAAGTGTAAAACTTGAAACTGCATCTGATCAGGTTGATGTTTACTTTGACGCTGTCCGACCAAACGAATCTACATCGATTGAAGTTTATGCTAGATTTGGTAATAGAACTTCTGATAATTCTTTCAATGCTATTCCATGGACTAAGATTGAAACAAACAGCGAAGTTCCAATAAGTTCAAACTATCAATTTGGTGAAGTACATTACGAAGGTTCAGTAGATGAAGAATTTGATCAAGTTGCTATTAAGATTTTGTTTAAGTCTTCAAACCGAGCATTTGTTCCTGAAATTAAAAACCTTAGAATTATTGCATCGTTATAATGGATAAAAAATATGTTAGAAAATCTCCCGGTATAATTATTAACAAAGACCGAGCAGGTTATAATGCAAGAATGGTGGCAAAGAAAAATATTAAAAATCAGCAATCCCAAAGTAAAGAAATTAAATCATTAATGTCTGAAATAGAAGAGCTGAAACAATTAGTTAACAAATTAATATTAGATAAATAGTAATTATGGCAATGGACTCAACAAATTTCGATACCTTTGATTCACCAGCTGGTGGTGTAGAGCTTAGTGATAATTTAAACGATTGGCGTAAAAAGACCAATGGTATTATTCAGAAAATTACAGCTCTTCAAGCAGAAGTCGATTCTGGTGATATCGATGATAATGCTGTTGTTCTAGGAAAGCTTGAACAAATAGCAAATTTAAAGGTATTAGGAAATATATCTGGTTCTTCTGCAGATGTGAGTGAGGTTTCTATTCTTGATGAAGATACCTTTTCAAGTAATAGTGCGACTGCATTGGCTACACAACAAAGTATTAAAGCATACGTTGATAGCATTAAGCTCTCTAAAACATATAGAATAATTTCTGCGAATGTTGATCGATCTACAACTGGAAATCAATCAGCTGATGAGATCGCGGGTTGTGTTACTTCTACTAGTATTCTGTCACCAGAGCCCAAGTTTACGGCCGCAGGAATATATGATAGTGATAGTACAAGTGATCCATCATCATTAGACTGGTCAGACATTCTTCCAATGACGTTTGCTTCCAATGTAGAAAAAACGATTATTAGAGCACGATGGAATTGGGACGGAGCTGGCGGCAGTGAAGAAATGAGTAACGGAACAATTGTTATTGATTGGGAAAATAGTAAAATCTTTGGATCTGTTATTACAAATTATGAAAATGAAATTCACATCGTTTTACCACAGACAACAATTTCATCTTCAGCTACTAATTATGACTTTCAAGATTATGTTGTAACAGGATTCTCACCGGATATGAGAATCGGTATTACTGGATCAACAAAAACAATTACTAAGCTACCGTGGTTTACACTTTCAAATTCTACCAATACTTCAGTTGATGCAAAAAGCCCCGATGAAGCTCAATACGAAATAGAAAACCACATCCGCGGATAATTATATGGCAACGTATTCAAACATATTTATTGATCAAGGATCAAACTTTAATACTTCAATCGACCTTTCAGATTCGACTGATCTTAATTTGACGAATTATACTGCAGCCGGAACTGTTGCTAAGTCGTATGATGGTACAACAAAGGCGACATTTTCAACTAATATAGATTCTGAATCTTCTACAGTAAGTATTTTCTTAAACGCGTCACAAACTGCAGGTTTGAAACCAGGCCGTTATGTTTATGATGTAATCATTGTATCGCCCGATAGTCCAGCCATTGTAACAAGAATTCTAGAGGGTCAGATTGATGTAACACCTGGAGTCACTTTCGACTCATCTGCCCCAGAATCATAATATGTCAATAAGAGCCAAGGTAGTCACACAGAATACAATCAATGCTCAGGTAAATCCTGATAAAAAGATTGTACCTAAACAAGTTTCTTCTGGTGGTGGAGGTGCCGCATTGACTGATGGTGATGGGATTTCAGATCTAAATTATAATGGAGCTTCTCCAAAAACAATTTCTGTTGATGATACTGTCCTTAGGACAACTGATAACACGGTTGTAAAAACAACAGGAGATCAAACAATTGAAGGAACAAAAACTTTCACTGACACTGGATTAAATCAGCTTAGTGACGTAACAATTACAAGCGTCGGAGATGATGATCTAATAAAATATGATGGAAGCTCATCAAAATTTATTAATACTAATATTATGGACGGTGGAAACTTCTAAATATATAAATAGAAAAAAGTTAACTTAAATAGAAACATTTCATGGCTAATACAATTAGAATTAAAAGAAGATCATCATCTGGATCTAACGGTGCACCATCTTCATTGAAGAATGGTGAATTAGCATATAACGAATCAGATAATACTTTGTATTATGGTTACGGTGATGACGGTAGTGGTAATGCAACATCTATTCCAGCAATTGCTGGTGGAGGAAATTATGTTACACTAACTACTAATCAAACTATTAGCGGTAGTAAGGATTTTACTGGAACATTTTCTTTAAATGGTACAGCGGTAACAGCTTCAGCAGCTGAACTTAATCAACTTGATAATGTAACATTAGGAAATGTTGTAACACTAAATGTTGGTATTTCTGATACGAATCTTCTGCAAGCTGATAGTACAGTAGCCGATAATGACTTTTTAAGAATTAACGGTACAAAGGTTGAAGGACGTTCTGCAGCCGAAGTTAAAGCAGATCTTGACCTTGAGATTGGTACCGATGTTCAAGCACAAGACGAACTTTTGCAAGATATCGCAGATATTAGCGGCACTGCGACCGGAGCAAACCAATTTATTGTATCTACTGGTGTTGGTACGTTTCAACTTGAAAGTGGTGCTACAGTACGAACAAGCATTGGCCTTGGAACTACTAATTCACCAACATTTACTGGTTTAACTCTTAGTGGAGATCTTAATGTTGATGGTGGTGATATAACATCAAATTCTAGCACATTTAATTTCCTTACTGATAATGCTTCTGTTGAAACACTTAATATCGGTGACTCTGGTGGTAATTTAGCAACAACATTTCCAGGTCTTGTAGATATTGATAGCGGCTTAAATGTAGGTGCTAGTGATGAGTTTAGTGTTGATGCATCTGGAAATATTTCTACTTCAGGAACACTTGCAGCTAGCTTTGCTGCAGCTACTACAGATACAGATGCATTCTTAGTTAGCGATAGTGGTACTGTTAAAACGAGAACAGGAGCACAGGTTCTTAGCGATATCGGAGCTCAAGCTTCAAATGCTCTTTTAACAGATATTTCAGGTCTTACTATTGCTGATGGTACATTCCTTGTTGGTAATGCTTCTGGTGATATTGTAGCTGAAAGTGGTGCTACAGCACGGGCTTCTCTTGGTGTCGATCCATCAGGAACAGACAACTCAACAGATGTTACACTGGCCGGTACTCCTGATTATATTACTATTAGTGGTCAAGTAATTACAAGAAATCAGATTGATCTTACAACTGATGTAACAGAAATTCTTCCAGCAGCAAATGTTGGAAACCTTCCTGCATCCAAGATCACAAGTGGAACGTTTGCTGATGATCGAATTAAAGCTACTAACGTTACTCAGCACCAAGATAGTATTTCAAGCGTTGGTACTCTTGATGATCTCGCTGTTACGGGTGATGTTACTGTTTCAACTGGAGACGTTGTAATTACAGCTGGTAATTTAGTTGGTCCTTCAACATTCTATATTGATCCTGCTCCTAATGATTCTCCACATAACAATTCCCCAGATAGCCCAGCTCCTACTGGAACGGTTGTTATTCGAGGAGACCTTCAAGTTGATGGTACGACAACAACAATTAATTCAACTGAGATTTCTATCAATGACAAGAACATGGTTCTTGCAGACGATCAAACAAGTTATACTGGTATTGATGGTGCTGGTTTATTGTTTGGTGATACCGGAACGCCCGGCCAGGGCCTTATTGAATTCCAATATGTCAATGCTACAGATAATGCAGACAAGCGTATGGAACTTACTGGTGCAGGTGGAGCTGGGATTGATATTGGCCTCCATATTTCAGGAGGTCTTTATAACACTGTCGTTGATGGTGGCACGTTCTAAAAAATACACTATACATAACGTATAAATAGATATCGTAGGGTGGTAAATCCTACGATATTTTATTATATACTCTGAGCTCTATAGCTCTTCTTTACCGATTCTATAATCATGTCAAATACAATTATTCTTAAGAAGTCAGGCGTATTAGGAAAAGCGCCTCTTACTTCAAATCTTTCTCTTGGTGAAATCGCAATTAACTATAAAGATGGTTATTTATTTTATCGCGATAATGAATCATCTCCCGCTGTTCATAAAATTAATGCTGGTGATGCAGATACTGTTGATGGCTTCCATTTGAACCAAAACGTTCTTACGACTTCAACTCCTACCTTTGATAAGGTACGCCTCACAAATGGAAGTGACGCAAGCCTAAGTAGTACTGATCACGCTTTTCAGGTAGGTGCATCAAGTGGACTGAATCTTATTATTGATAACAACGAGATTCTGTCCCGCAGCAATGGTAGTGCTGCCGTATTATATTTTCAGAATGATGGTGGCGATGTTAGGATTGGTTCAAATGGAGGGACATCTAGATTCTATGTTCAAGACGGATCCGCGGCCGCTCCAGCAATTACATTTAACAATGATGCTAACACTGGAATTTATAGAATAGCGGCTGATGAGTTAGGTATAACTTCTGGAGGCACACTAAGAGCGCGATTTAATTCAACTGGTATTGTATCATCTGCAAATGTTTATACTGCTAGTGGTAGTGATTTTAGAAATTATGGCGGTATATGGAAAGCTTCTACTGGCTTAACTGGTAACGGATTTCGATTTAGTAACACTGTAGACGGTACAGCTTTAACTATTAGTTCGACTGGTGATACAGTTGCTTCAGGTTCAGTCACTGCCACATCACTTGTCAAATCAGGGGGAAGCTCTTCAGAATTCCTTAAGGCGGACGGTAGCATAGATAGTAATACTTATCTTACTACCAGTTCTGCGTCTTCCACTTACTTACCACTAGCAGGTGGTACGTTGACTGGTGGGTTATCTGGAACAACGGCGTCATTTAGTGGTAATGTCGGAATAATTGGGACAGGAAATTTAAGCGTAAGAAATACATCTAGCGCAGGTAGTGGGATACAGTTTTTAGATGCTACTTGGTCAGCGGGTATTGAGCATAACAACGGGAAGCTATTCTTTAGATCTGGTGGTCAAAATGACAGGATGACTATCCATAGCGGCGGTAACGTTGGTATAGGAACAACGAGTCCTGAGACTAAGTTGCATATTCTAACGTCTAACGAAGGCGTGAAGACTACTTATGCAGACGTTGCAATAGAAGCAGTAGATGCACAATTAGATTTGACCAGCAGCTCTTCGGGTAGTTGGGGATCGGCAATAAATTTTGTTGAAGGAGCAAGCGTTTCCGCTAATACAGATGTCTGGTCTATTGCTCGTCAAACCACAGGAGGGAATGGAGATTCTTCATTGCGTTTTAATTTTGGCACTTCTAATCAACATGACAACGCTCACAAGGTTACATTTGCGTCTTCTGGCAACGTTGGTATAGGAACTACTTCACCAAACCATTTATTGGAGATTGATGGAGGGACGGAAAACGCATTTATTCAATTAACCACTCCCAATAGTAGATATGGCGGTATAGCTTTTGGTGACCCTCAAAGTGCAATAGCGGGTAGAATACAATACTATCATGGAGATGATAGTTTCCAATTTGATACTGATGGTAAGTTTACTTTTGAGGGTGGCAACGTTGGTATAGGAACAACGAGTCCAAATGCTTTATTAGAATTAAGTAAAAATGGTGGTGGTTCAAGCACAACTTTATTAAATGTAGGAGGCACTGGAAATGGACGCATGTTGGTGAGGCACATAGATGGAAAGCTACATACATCTGATGCCACAGATGACCTATATTTAAATTACTTAAGTTCTGGCCATATCTCTATGGTTAATGGGGGAGGAAATGTTGGTATAGGAACAACGAGTCCGTCACAAAAACTACATGTAGTAGGAAACACAACAACTACTGGAGTATCGTATACAGATATTGTTCAGACATATAGTGGTTCATCTATTGACTTTAGACATCAAGATGCATCTGTTGTTATGCGTGTTGATACAGCTAATGCGAGAATTGGTATAGGAACAACGAGTCCAGCAAAGAAGCTAGAAGTAAATGTTGGAGGCACATCTTCAGATGGGATTTTAGTTGTTGGTAGTTTAAACCCACATATTGAAGCTAAAGATTCTACAAACTCTGTAAGAACAGTAATAGCATCAGAAGATAGCCTTGGCAAAGTTGGAACAATTTCCAGCACAGATTTAAAAATTGTCACAAGTAACACTGAACGCATACGAGTTGATACCTCTGGCAATGTTGGTATAGGAGACACAACACCAGCTTATAAATTAGACGTTATTGGAACATTAAGAACAACAAGTGCGGCATATTTTAATAATGATGTAGTAGTTACTAATAACCTTACGTTAACAGGCGCACATAAACCAACGTTCACTACTCCTGACGATACAGTTTACACGCCATCTTATAATTGGGTTACAGCGACCCCTTTTAATGCTGCATGGCATGACTTAATAGCCTTTGATAGAAACTATACAACCACTCAAGAGATTTCTACAGATGGGACAAACTTCTCTTCTGATACTTTAGAGCTTGGGTTGTTTGATCAGAAAGATAAAACTAAATATGAAGTTGTAGGTAATGGAGAAAGAGCTGTTAGGTGGACTTGGACGGGAGTAGCTTATAGTGTGGGGAGATATTTCCATATAGCTGCGGGATATTCTTCTCCTTCACCGTCTTGTACGGTAAAAATTGAAACAAGCTCTGATGGCTCGACATGGACGGAGATACACTCAAGCTCAGGGATACCCTTCAGCGCAATTAATAGGTTTTATTATGTAGACCCTTATGTTGGTGATGGTGGTGATAACTATGTAAGGCTAACGATTGACAAAGGAAATACTGATACTAAGACGATTAATCTTACTAGCATTAAAATGCTAACCCAAAGATTGGCTGATCAAGGTCAAGGTAGAGAAGATGAATTACCTTTTTACTATGACAAAAACCAAAATATTGGTATAGGAGTAGCGGCTCCTGACGGCCCACTTCATGTTCAATATAATGATAGTACAGCTAGATCTTCTGTTATAGACAATACTACAGTAGGTTTAAGAGTAGAGAATACTAATTCTAATGGGGTGTCTCAAATACATTTGAGAGCTGGTGATGCTGATGCACATATTTTAGTTGAGGATGTAGGTTCTAATGCTGCTGATATGTTCTTTTCTGTGGATGGAACGGAACCAGCGATGGTAATAAAAAATGATGGCAACGTTGGTATAGGAACAAATGATCCAGATACAAAGTTGCATATTGCACTTGCAGGTGGAAGCGCTCAGTTAACTCTTGAAAGAACAGGCGGTAGTGCAGGAAAAGCAGTACTTGCTGGCGCAGCAGAAGGCCTTATAGTGTATGACGATGCTTTTGGACCTAAGATGTATGTGGGTACGTCTGGAACATACAATGGCAAAGTTGGTATAGGAACAACTAGTCCATCTCAAAAGTTAACTGTTGCAGCTGGTCACATATTATTAGATAATAATCAACAAATCAGATTTAAAGATTCAGGTGGAACAGAAAGGACTATTGTTCAGCTTTCTTCATCCAATGATTTATTTATTGGAGGTAGTTACGCTGGTGCTTTAAAATTCATGGGTGGAGGTTCCTATACGGAACAGATGAGGATTCATGACGACGGGAACGTTGGTATAGGAACAACTAGTCCTAGCAATGCCTTAGAAATTTCTAATGCATCTTTCGCTAATCAATTAAGAGTATTAAGACCGCAGAATACAGAGGGTGGTATCGCAGGAATAATTAATATAGCAGGTTTCAATTCAGCTTCCGTAGTTAAAGATTATGCGAGAATTGGAGTAATCATAGATGATAATACTAACGCAACAGAAGACGGATCTTTAGTATTACAAACTATTACAAATGGAACTAATACTGAAAAAGTTCGTATTAATGCATCTGGTAACGTTGGTATAGGAACAACGAGTCCAGCAGAGAAACTACACGTAGGTGGGGACATCAGAGTAGGTAATGGCGGCTCTAGCGAATATAATCACGTTAATTTTACTAGAGCAGGTGGCTCTAACGTAGGAGCTATTGGTTGGCATAGTGACAATAATTTTTATGTAGGAGGTCATCCTTCTTATGGGCCAACTGCTGGCAACATAGTAAGAGTTTATGGGTTCGGTAGTGATATACGTTTAGGGGATAACACAAATGGAGATGTATTAACTGTAGACGCTACTAACGGCAACGTTGGTATAGGAGATACAACACCATCTTATAAGTTGGATGTTGCTGGTGATATTAGAGCGACTGGAGATCTTAGAGCAGACGATGATATATTTATTGCAGGTAATACATTAAGGTTCACGAATGATGCGGCATCTGCTTACATTCAATCTGTAGATACACTATACATAGAAGCTGATTCAAATATCAACGATACAGGTGGTAAGCCGATCATCTTTAGAACTGCCGGCACAACAAAGATGACGATTGCTGGAGATGGTGATGTTACAATCGACAACGACTTAATCGTATCAGGCGACCTTACAGTCAACGGAACCACGACAACTATCAACAGCACAACTGTTCAAGTTGACGATAAAAACATTGAGCTAGGTAGTGTCGCTTCTCCTACTGACACTACCGCTGATGGTGGTGGTATCACACTGAAAGGTGCTACAGACAAAACAATCAATTGGGTCAACTCAACTAGCTCTTGGACATCTAATCAAACTTTCTCAGCACCGAACTTAACATTAACAAACTTATCAACATATAGTGGATCAGATATCACTGCTTTAATGATTTCTGGTGGTAATATTGTTGGTAAGAGAGCTTTAGGGACTGCTGCGTTTAGTGCTACAAGTGATTTCGCTACAGCATCTCATAACCATACTCTTGATTCTCTTAGTAATACGACTATCACTTCGAACACTTCTGGCGAGATTCTCAAATGGAATGGTTCAGCATGGATTAACAATACCCTTGCTGAAGCGGGTATCGCTGCGGCAGGTGACGAAAACATCATTGATGGTGCAACATCTATTTGGAATGCTGATGGCGATGGCGATGTATTTACTTACAATGATTCAAACCCAACACATAATAGTAAAGGTACTGGAGCTGTAATTTATATTCGTGGTGATGGGTCTAATGATGGTGGGCTTGTAAGAGCAGGTATATTCACATCCGATCATGTTTCTACTGCTAATGGTTATTATGTTGGAACCCTTTTGGGGACAACTAATTCTACGACTACTCAGGTAATCAATAATTCTGGTGAGTGGACAGGGGCTGTAATATCTTCAGCAAAACTTGATGCTGATACAGCTCATCTTTCTGGAACTCAAACATTTAGTGGGGCTAAGACATTTTCTGTTAATCCTAAAATATCGCATACTGGTAATATTTCTTTTGCGATGGATAAGAGTGATGCTACTACGACTACAAATTTAGTATCTTATGTTAGTTTCCAAGCTGGTGGTTCGGAAGTAGGTTGGTTTGGTTTTGGGAGTAATGGCTCTTCAGATCTTACATTAAGAAATACAAATGGAAAGGTCGTTCTTAATGGTTCGTCTGGGTCTGATTTAGGCACAGTTGTTTCTGGAACATGGAATGGTAGCGTTATTGCTTCTGCTTACTTAGATTCAGATACCGCACACCTTTCTGGAACTCAGACGTTTAGCGGGGCTAAGACATTTAGTAGTGCATCAAAGTTTGCTAGTTTATGGAGTAGTTCTACTATAGAATCAAACTCTTTTTATGTTCAAAACAGCACAGATGGTTTCGCTTTTGGTGTAGGTACTAGTATTTCAACTTGGTTTAGTTGGGATAATAATGCTGGATTAAAAAGAGCAATAGATGTTTGGAATGATGGTAGTAAAATTCTTTTGGGGAATGGTGGCCATGATGTAGAAGTATCAAATGATTTACTTGTATCGCAATACATATCTCATACTGGTGATACAGATACATTTATTAGATTCCAACCTAATGATGTTAACTTAACTGCTGCGGGGCAAAACCTACTTCGTGTTGATGGAAATTCAACACAAAAGACTGTTGTAGTTAACGAGGTTGGGATTGATGCAGATTTTAGAGTTGAGTCTAGTGGAGAAGCTAATGCGCTGTTCGTAAGAGGTTCTGACGGCAACGTTGGTATAGGAACAACTAATCCTGCTGCTAAACTACACGTATACAACAGCGCAGGAGGGGACGCAACCGACAAAGCGGGGATGTTATCAGAGGCGGTAATGAAACTGCAACCTCATGCTAGCAATTCAACCAATATGCTATTCGCTCAAGTTAATAGCGGAAATGGTATTGGTATACAGGTCACCAATGGTCCTGCGACTGCAAACTGGGATATAGCATTGAGTCCCTTTGGAGGCAACGTTGGTATAGGAGATACATCACCATCTTATAAACTAGACGTTGCTGGTACATTTAGGTCAACTGGTATAGCAAATTTGAATTCAGGTGCTATTGTTACAAGCGGTGGTATTTCAATTAATAGTGGTGATCTTACTGTTTCATCTGGAGATGTGGTTATTACTGATGGTGTTTTACAAGGACCTTCGCGATTCATCATTGATCCATCTCCGTATGAATCTCCTTATACTTCTCCACTCAATAATTCTCCACAATCAACAGGAGAGATTATTATTCGAGGAGATCTTGAAGTTGAAGGTCACCTTGCAGCTACAACTAAATCGTTTTTAGTAGACAACCCCAGAACTGGAGGAAAGCTTCAGTATGGTGTGGTTGAGAGTGATGAACATGGTGTATATGTTCGAGGAAAGACAGATCAAAATATGGTTGAACTCCCAGAGGAATGGGAATGGCTAGTTGATGAAGATAGTGTTACTGTTCAACTTACATCAATTGGTCAAATGCAAAATCTGTTTGTTATTGAACAAAATAACAAATATATAACAGTAGGTGGATTAGCTCATAATGGTCAATATAATTATGTAATATATGGAACTCGTAAAGATGTTGATCCACTTGAAAAACATTTATAATAAAATTATGTTCGAAAATAGAAGTTATTTAATCTTTAATATGTCGGAAGTCGATTCGATTGACTTTAATAACGTGCTGGAAACGTCAACGGAAACGCTGCGCTTATCAGTAGATGAAACAAAATCGTTTGTAAAATGGGAGGGTGAAACTCCATCTTTTGTTTCTGATTTGACAGATACTGAAGGGCCATACTCCCACAGTCAAATCCTTGAGATTCTTTCTGAAGAAGCGTGGACTCCTACAGGTCAAATGGAAGAATAGATTATGGCATTATCCCACTCACCAAAAATTGTAACTGATGGTTTGGTTCTCTGCTTAGACGCAGGGGATGGTAAGTCGTATTCTGGTAGTGGGACGACTTGGACGGATAGGAGTGGGAATGGCTATAATGGTACTCTAACAAATGGACCTACTTTTGATTCTGCAAATGGTGGAGGTTTAACTTTTGATGAAACCAATGATTATATAAACTTTGGTGATGCTACAGATACTAATTTTGGTAGTGATAATTTTACGATAGAGTGCGTAGCTTACATAGACCCCAATGTTAGTAATAATACTTATAAAGGCATAGTGGTAAAAAAAGGAGCAGGAGCTGCAAATGCTGGCTACGGTATTTATTACAATACTTCCCAAGAAAAGTTTTTGTGGTCAACCGCTGACGGGTCTTCCTATTCAGAACGCTTCTCAACAAATACATGGTCAAGTATAGAAAATAGTTACGCTAACATTGTAATGGTCAGGGATAGTGCAGCAACAAACAATGGTCATTTTTATATAAATGGTGTATATGAATCTTTAGCTTCTACCGCTAGTGTGCTAGACGTAGACAATACGTCTAATTTGGTAGTTGGTGCATCTAGTACTCTTTATTCTCCATATTACCTTAAAGGTAAGGTTTCACAGGTAAAATTATATAATAGAGCTTTAACAGCCTCAGAAGTCCTCCAAAACTATAACGCCACAAAAGGTAGATTCTCATAATTATGGCTACATCATATTCACCAAAAATAATAACAGATGGGTTGGTTCTTTGCTTAGATGCGGGGGATAGTAAGTCGTATGGGGGTAGTGGGACAACTTGGACAGATAGGAGCGGGCAAGGTAATAATGGAACATTAACGAATGGTCCTACTTTTAATAGTGGTAATGGAGGTTATATTACTTTTGCAGGAGATGATGATCATATACCTTTTACCTGTGATGATTTCGGAACAGATAATACTGTAGAGATGTGGGCTAGATGGCATGGTACGGGGAATCGTATGTTTTGTGCTTGGAGTTCTTGTTACGACATTTGGACTATAGATGGTGATTTAGGTTTTAATACTTGCGGTGGAGATATTTATGGATTTAGTGCATCTAGTCTAGCTAATATTTGGCATCATTTTGTGTTTGTATTTAAACAACAAATACAAGATAATAGTATCTATATTAATGGTGTATCTCAAACATTGAGTAAAAAAAGAGGCAATACAAACTTAACCTCAAATAGATCTTTTAGCACAAATTTCCGTCTTGGGGGTTGGACAGGTGGTAGTTACTATTACGATGGAGATATGGCGATAGCTAAAGTATATGATAGAGCCTTAACAGCAGCAGAAGTCCTTCAAAACTATAACGCAACGAAAGGAAGATTCGGACTATGAGTGCACATGCAAACCCAGATATTGTTACAAATGGTTTAGTATTCGGCTTTGATACGGGGTATCCTTTTGTATCTGAAAGCCATGAAACTTTTAGATATAATAGAGGAGAGCCAACTACTACATTTGATATCGGTACAATGGTACCTACTAGTCTAAATACTTACTTTACTAGTAATTCTGTTTATCAAAATAATTTGCATGGAACTGCCTGGGATTGGTCCTATTATCCTAATTCTAATATAAGTACTGAAGGAGGAATGGAGTGGGTCCCTAACTACGAGGGCCCCGGGTTTACAGGAGCCTGGAAAATGAAAAAGAGAGCTGGTGGAAATAGTGAAAGTAATTTTTCAGGAATAGCACCAGGAACTATAGATAGCAGCAAAACTTATACAGTTTCGGTATGGTGTAAAACTGATCAGGCTACTATGGCTAGAATACATCTCAATACTACCAAAAGTGGTTCAAGCTATTGGGGTTATGCAAGCGGCTATCATTCAGGAGGTGGAGATTGGGAAAGATTATCTGTAACAATACCTGCAGGAGCAGGAAACACATCTCTCAACACAATAAGATGTCAATGTTTGGGTACTAATACTAATGCAGATGCATATTGGAGAGATTATCAAGTGGAAGAAAGAGGCCATGCAACTCCTTTCATATTAGGTGGAACCAGATCGTCTACAGGTTCACTTATAGATCTAACTGGAACAAATGATATAGATGTATCAGACGTATCATTTGACAGTAATGCACAAATGACTTTTGATGGGACGGATGATTATGTTAGTGCTGCATCATTCGATATGGGAACCCCTACTGCGATAACATTAGAATGTATTATTAGATTTAACGGCTCTTTAGATAGTGCTGATAGGAAGGTGATGCATTATAATAAATCAGGAGGAACCAACGCCGTTTTTCAACTAAGAAAAGGCTACTCTGCTTCTAGATTAATGTACCAAGCTCATAACGGGAGTCAGTGGTATACGATGACAGATACTGACGCTATAGAATCTGATACTTGGGCGCATTTTATAATCACACATTCTGGGACATCTGCTATAATGTATAAAAATGGAGTTCAGTCAGCAACAGCGACAATGGGTAATTTGGAATGGACGAATGCTAATAATCTCTTAATAGGGTATAGGGCTAACTCTGAATATTGGAAAGGGGATATTCCTACTATGAAAATATATAACAGAGCCTTAACAGCAGCAGAAGTTCGACAAAACTACAACGCAACAAAATCGAGGTTCGTATAATTGTAATATTCAATAAAAGTATAAATAACAAAAATGGCTAATATATTAACACACCCAACAAACGGAGCAATTTATTTTGATGACAGCGCCGCGGGTAGTACAACTATACCTGCATTAACTGGAGATGCTGTTAGTTTGAATTACGACGGAAGTGCAGGATTAAACATTACTAGCTATAATACAACTTCAACAGATAGGTTCAGTATCGATGGAGAAAGCGGAAGGTTGTTTAGTGTTAATGATAGTTTAACGGGTACAATTTTTAGTGTTAATGATGCTGCAGGATTACCTGTTATTGAAGTTGAAAGTACTTCATCTACTGATACTATTACAATGGGAACGTACGCTTCCAATGCTTTAGTGGTTGCAGGTGATAGAGTTGGTATCGGAACAGCTTCTCCAAGTTCTTCATACAAACTCGATGTTGTAGGATCAATTCAAGCATCTTCTAATATTCACGCAAATGGTAATATTTCTGCTACTGGTAATTTTGAATCATTCGGATCTTTTAGTATTACTACTATTGATGCAGCTACTGGTGACTTAGATAAATTTTTAGTTAGTGATGGAGGAACTATTAAGTATAGGACAGGAGCGCAAGTTCTTAGCGATATTGGAGCGCTTTCTTCAGAAACAGTCACGAGTTTAGCGTTAACTTCTGGCTCTTTGGTTTATACTGATGAAAATGGCACAGATACTTCAATTTCCCTTGCAGCTTATTTAGATGAAGATTCTAGATCTATTGCTTCTGGTTCTTTGAATAGCTCTACAGGAATTGTTACATTTACAAGAGACGATTCAACTACATTTACGTTAGATCTTGGGCCTCTCCTTGATGATACTAACCTTGTTACTTCGGTAGCAGGAAAAAGCGGAGTTGTAACTTTAGTCAAAGGTGACGTTGGTTTAGGTAATGTTACCAATGAAAGTAAGGCTACGATGTTCACTAGCCCTAGCTTTACAGGTGATGTTGTCATTACAGATGACACTTTTCCTTTCATAAAGTCTTCAACTAATGCAGTAGGTGCTGGAATTAAATTTAGTGATCAAACGTCAGGTTACACGCAACAAGGAACCTTAACATTCCGACATTCCGACTCTCAATCTTATGGTTCTGGCGCTTCGTTTGAGTTCGCTACAACAGAAGGCACATGTACTATTCTTGCTGATGGTAAGTTGATGTATGGTGAGGGAATCTACTCTAAACCTGCATCTGGAACAGGGGCTGGAACAAGAAAAGATTCTAATTGGGATACAGCTTATAGCCACGTTTCAACTACCAACAATCCTCATAGTGTTACGGCATCGCAAGTTGGAGCATATACTTCTGGTCAAACGGATACTTTGTTGGCTGGTAAGTCTCCTACTGCTGGTTCAACTAGCCTCACCACCGCTGGGGTATTAACTGTTGATCAGTTAAACATGAGAGATGCAGGTGACTATATTACCTTTTATGGAGACGACAGTGCATACCACGCGATTGGAGCTAGAAATTCCGCAGCTGGTGCTGCTGATGATATCCGAATTAATAGCTACGGAGCTGTTTATGTTAACTTAGATAGTAATAGTAATAATGGTGGAGGGGCGAACTTCCAAATTGGAAGACATGGAGGACAAATTAACAGTGGAACTATTAGTGATTGGCTATTTACAGTTGATGGTGAAAATGGCAACGTTGGTATAGGAACAACTAGTCCATCGCACAAGTTAGAAGTAGGGTTAACTAGCTCTGTTGCTTTAGCTAATCAGCCCGCAGAACCTTTATTTGTTAGTAATGACGGTAATAGCGTAGATGGTAGAGTATTTATATCAGTAAAACATGATGCAGTTAATACTGCTTCAGCTGTAGGAGCTGGATTCAAAATGACAGCGGCAGCGGTTACTAGTGGGACTGCATCTTACGATGATTCATTAATATTTTTAAGGTCAGCGGGTACAAGTAATGTTACTGTTCACTCTGCTCCAAGAAACATTCAATTTTACGTAGATAACCACGATACAAATGCTGGTAGTGGAGCCAATTATAATGATTTAGGTGATCTCGCATTGACGATAGGAGAAGATACTAACGCAACTTTTGCAGGTAAGATAACATCTGGCAATGATATTGTTAATGCAACAGCTGGAGTTTATACTTGGGTTGGAGATACAGATACTTATATACAACGATCTGCTGGCAATGAAATAACTATTAAAACAGGAGCTTCAAATGCACTTGTTTTGGATTCTAGTCAGAATGCGACATTTGGAGGTAATATTATAGCTAGCGGTGCTGTTTACCCTGCTACAAATGCAGCAGCTAGTTTGGGTTTAAGTAATAAGCAATGGGCTGGGTTAGACTTAAGTTCTAGTTCTGCTATTACTTGGGGAAATGGAGATGCTGAAATAATAGAAGGAGAGACTAACAATTATAGTTTAACATTTAAAACTTATGACGGAAGTAGTAACTCAGCCGCTTTAAGATTAGATGGAGACAATACGGCAACTTTCACAGGTAGTATAATAGTTTCTGGGACAGTAGATGGTCGTGATGTAGCTGCAGACGGTACTAAACTAGATGGTATTTCAGCTGGTGCTAATAATTACTCACACCCAACACATGCTGGTGATGATATTAGTATCGATACTGGAGCACTTACGGGTGCGACAGTTATCTCTGACCTTGATTTCAATATTACAACTAATACATTAGGCCACGTTACTGATGCCAACGGAACTGTTTCAACACGGACATTAACCGCAGCAAACCTTGGTATCTCTGCACCGAATGCTCCAACAAGTGTAAGCGCATCTATTGTCGGAGAAACAATTGATCTTACCTTTAATGCTTCAAGTACATCTAATATTGATGCTTATCTTGTTTATAGTTCTGTTGATGGTAGTGATTATGGATTGATTCAGATTATTCCTCCTGATGACTTCTCTGCAACAATGAGTGTTATTGATAGCGCATTTACTGTCACAGGTACTCAAGCATATCGTGTATATGCAATGAAGTATGGCATTCTTTCAAGTGCTGGTACAGCGAGTGTTTCATACACAGTAAGTTCTGCGGAACCCACTGATATGAGTGTAGTTAATTTAAATAATGCTTATTTTGTTCAATGGAATCCTCCAAGCGCAAATGAGAGATTCGTTAGTGCATACAATGTATACAAACATGAAGCGGCTACAAGCGGATCTCTTTCACGTTCTTCAGCATCATTAATTTACTCTGGACTTAATACAAACTTTATGTATCAAATTAGCGGAAATAATAATAGCAATTACCATCAATTCTGGGTAGAAACAACAATAGCATAATATGGACGAAGATTTAGAACATTGGGAATGGATCAGAGATCAAAGGACTGAAGATTTAGCTCTTGAAATGGAGAGAGGTGAGGATGATGCGCTTATCAAAATTTTAAAAGAAAATTTAGAAGAGGCTAGTTTAAAAGTAGAAGAATTGACTAATGAGTAGTTTAAAGCAACAAACCTTAGCGAGGAGTAAAATTCTATCTATTACTGGTGCATCAATGACAGATAGCTCAAGCAATTCAAAATGGGGATTATATCCCGTTTTTAAAGGAGGAGTATCCAATGTAACTGTAAGAAGCGGTAGTGGAGACTATGATGGTGGTGATCGTGTAATTGGTTATCCTAGTGGTTATGAAGTTGATGGAGATCTTTTGTTTACTGCAGGTTGGGGTGATGGCTTTGCAGTTAGACGTTTAAATAACGATGGAACGCTAAGTAGGATTTATTATGAAAGCCAATTTTTATACAGAGATACTGGCAGCACATATAACCATATGATGAATGTTGCTATCGATACTACGAATAAGTTAGGGGTAGTAATGACTTATAATGTCGATGGTTATACGACATTTGATTATAGCGGATGTGTAGATGGTGGGACAACATTTGTTAAAGACGCAAGACCAACACACACCAATCCTCAGAGGTTTATTCAGGCAGAAGGTTTAAATATTTCTAGCGCGGGTTTATACTATCAATCTGGTATGGTAGCTGCTGGTGAATGGATTTATGTTGGAGAATATGATGCCCGTCATTATAAGAGAGTCGTTAGAAGGAACTTAAATACAGATGCAGAAGAGGTTATTGGCAATAGCTCTGGAACGGCTGATCTATATTCTGGTAGCGCTACAATTGATAGAAGCGGTTATCGGTATACTCTTCATTATGATGAGATCAATGATAGAGTTTTCTATTTCTCTTATTATAATGGCAATTTTATTGTAGTTTTAGATGCCAGCACATCTACTCCTGAATTACTTTGGTGCGATATTGCTGATGCTGGTAATGGAGATGACGGGTATGATATGGGATTATTTATTCCAGATCCTACGAATAGCCCTAATAGAATGTGGGTTACTGGATCAAATAGATTTTTGGATGTTGATATTACTCCATGTTTTACAGGTTCTGCCCCTACTATTCATAATAGGGTTTTCCCTTCAGATTCGTTTCATTACGACGCTCTTTGGAGAATGGGTACTAAATATCAAAAAACATCAGGCGTACCTATGGATAAATTACCATCTTATCCTAATTTTATTCCTACAAACGCAGATCGTGATAGAAATAGACAAGGTGGTTGGATAGATACGACTAATAATCTTATGGTAGGGATGGAGTATCCCTATGATTATACTGAGGATACATCAACTGGAAGTAGAGGTCGTAGCTTTAACCATGGTTATGGTTGCCCAATGGTTCTTATGGAATCTGCAAATGGTACAAGATACTGGGTGAAAATGGGGTATGGTGGTAGCGATGGTCACTTATTTATGACTTGGACTGAAGACAAATATCCTAATCAATTAATAGGAAACTGGGAAGTAGTTTTTGGTACATTCACACTTGATAATAATGCAAATATTGATCAGGTAAATTTACCAACCGTGTCTAACTTTAAAATACCTTCATCGTGTTCTTTAACAGTTTATGTTTCAAATAATAATGGAACATCTTGGGAAACTTACGATAAAGACACAGAAGACAGTCATACATTCTCAACCACTGGATATCAATTGCGTATAAAAATATCTGCAAGCGGCCAACCAGATAAATCGCCTTATTATAATGGAAAAGATGGAGGTGAATTATATGTTTTTTATAGTTCACTTCATGAAGCCGCAAAAGATTCCAATATTAAATACAAAGTTAACAGAAAACGTCTTGGAAGACAATAATAAATAGATATTATGGCAACAGTAGCAGGTTCACAGCGACAATTAACACATACATCTAATACTTATGAAAGTAATGGTGATGTAACTATTGGCGGTAATTTAAATATTAATGGTACTACTACAACCATTGATACAGCTAATCTATTAGTTGAAGATAAAAACATTGTCATAGGTGATGTATCATCTCCTAGTGATACTACGGCAGATGGCGGTGGTATTACCTTGAAAGGTGCTAGTGATAAGACAATTAATTGGATTAATTCTACTAGTTCGTGGACATCCAATCAAACTTTCTCAGCACCGAACTTAACATTAACAAACTTATCAACATATAGTGGATCAGATATCACTGCTTTAATGATTTCTGGTGGCAATATTGTTGGTAAAAGAGAATTGGGGACTAACGCCTTTAATAGCACTGCGTTTTTAACTAGTTATACTGAAACAGACACGCTAGCTACTGTAACAGCTAGAGGGAATGTTACCTCACAATCTATTAGTATTAGTAATACGCTTAGTACTACTAACACCATTTTTGCTAGAAAAGACAATGTAAGTAATTATGCAAATGCACAAGTTAGATTAGATTCGTTTGGCGGTTCAAGTAGTTTAGTAGGACTTGGATTTCATATTAGCGGTAGCGTTGGTAAAATGCTGTTTACTAATTCTTCCGGCGATCTTTTCTGGGATAGCACTAATTCTAAAATCTGGCATGCAGGTAACGATGGATCTGGTTCTGGCTTAGATGCTGACACCCTTGATGGATATAATGCAGAAGAGGGAGCTGTAAATAATAGTATCGTAAAAAGAGATGGTACAGCATCGATTAAAGCTTATGGATTATCTTTATTGAGGCAATCAACGGCAAGAACTGGAATCACTTGGTATAATGAAGCATACTATAACTGGCAAGATTATATGGCTTCTGCTGGGACAACAGGATGCGGTCCAAATGGAAACTTAACAGCTCCTACTGGATTAGCTGGAGTCACGTCTTGGGCATTACGTTCAAGGATGGAAGGTGTAGCCACTTATGGTTGGAACTGGGAAACTGGTGGTAGCGCTGGCGGAGGAGCAACTGCTACATCAAAAATGTCTTTGAATGCTACGACTGGTAACTTAGAGATAGCAGGAACATTCAAAAGTAATTCCATTAACGCAGCTACATCAGATACTGATAAATTCTTGGTTAGTGATGGAGGAACTATTAAGTATAGAACCGGGGCACAAGTTCTTAGTGATATTGGGGCTGCGGCTTCAAGCCATACTCATACTAAATTAGAAGGATTCTCTAACCAAACAGAATATGATTTAATTAGGGCGGGTAATATCAATGGTCTCTATATGAAGGCTCGTTGGGATTCAGCAACAACCAACCGCTATTGGGACATGGGTTATGTGGATGGCAATGGTACGTTCTACACTGGTCTAAAAGTTATAAACGGTGGTGACATTACTTACAAAGGTAATGAAATGTGGCATGCAGGTAACGACGGCTCTGGTTCTGGCTTAGATGCTGATTTACTTGATGGTATTCAAGGTACATCATTCTTAAGAAGCGATGCGA